ACTTATTGAATTTTCGGGAATAAACCATAGATACTCGCCTAAATAGGGCTCTTCGAGTAGCACTAATGCACCACGATTCTTGATGCGATCTTCGGATAGAACCTCCACGACGAGGCCACGACAACCTACAAGGTCATCGAGCCTCATCGCAGTGAGTTCCTTGGAAGTAATAACTGTAATATGGGCGTTCTTAATCATTGCTATTTACCACATACGGCGTTGTGTTCCAAGAGCGCACGAAGGTCTTCACGAATCTCGTGCAGGTCGTTCTGTATTGAGGCAAACTGTGTGATAGTAGCCTCAAAAACTGCCTTGTCGAGTTTTATTGCATCGATACGCTCGTACTGATCCTTAATCTTCGTGTCAAGGACTTCGCATCGAGTGATTAACTCCTCAATCTGACGGGTGTTGTTCAGGTGCTGAATGTACATCGTAAGTACGAAAGTGAGCACTACGGTAATGACCTTAAAGTGCTTCAATACAAATTCTTTTAGCTGTTCCATAGTCTATTCCATTAGTAGTGAAAATGCTTCTCTAATTGCTCGGAGCAGGGCTTCAGCTCCCTCGCTGTTCCAGAACCCGAAGATGACAAGTGCTATCATTATCACGAAGTAGGTCCACCACGCAATATCCTTTCGGGTTACCTTGTTTTTACTCTTCCTCTTTTTGCTCATCTTTCGGAGGGTTATTCGGGACAATCACATTGAATATCACATTGCCGTCAGCACCCTCGATACGCAGTCTATTCTCCTCCTTATGCTTGATGGGGAAAATATCCATCAGAGCCTTTGCTGCATTGACCGAAACAGCACGGAGCGGAGCCGGTGAGAGTGGCACGCCAAAGCGGTCTGTATAATCCGTTGTAGCTGTCTCATCCATCACGGCTTTGAGAGTTTCGGTTACTTGAAGCTTTACTGCCATAGTCTCCATCTCGAAGCGTTCTGACGAGAGAAGAGTTTTGATGTATGCATATATGTGAGGCTTTTGTATCAGGTAGTTTGCCGATACACCAGGGCGCTTTGACGCACCCTCACCAAATACCTCTGTATAACACTTACCTAAGTGGCCAGCGAACCCTACGCCGCCATTCACATAGAGGTCGCAGAACTTCTCTTCGAGTTCAGTCAACTGCGTCTCCTCTGGATTATTCTGTATATTGTTGGTCTGTTCCGACATATCTTTTTCTCTTTTATTTAAGAGTAGGTGTTTTTGCTTCGGGAGGTTTAGCAAATGGTTTATTTTCTCGAATTAATTGATCCATCAGTGCCTCATAGAAGACATCTGCAAGGGCATTGGCGCACGCCTCGGCATCAGCCAGCGAGTTGATGAGTCGCATATTGAACTTGATTTCAAGGTCGTAGCCCGAAATCACAGCCATCAGTTCATTGCCATCGTATCCCAAAGCACCATACATCATTCTGTCTGCAGTGCGGAATGTTATGGTCTCGGGAATTTCCTCAGGGAGTCTGTTATTCTGTGTCATATCTTGAAATGTTTTCGTGTTTTGTCTCGTTGCCCAGTTGGCATCGTCGCTCCTTCGTTGTTTCTTAGGCGTGAGGTGTAGACACCAAGCACATCGAGTGTTGCAGTTACATCGGCCGCTGCATCGTGAGCATCGTCGAGGCCTACACCTAATTGCGAGGCTACGATTTCCAACTTGTACGATATTACCTCTTTGTCGGCTGCGAAAGCCAAGCGACCTATGAGAATCGTATCGATGTAGTGAGGCTGGAAGTGTCCGTAGTAATCCTTTGTTCCGGCAAATGTCTTCTCAAACTCCTCCATAAGCCCAGTGTAGTTCATCATCTGCTGCAAGAATCCGATGTCGAACTGAATATTCTGCCCGATAAGAAAGGGCTTACATTGTTTGCCAACAGATGCGGTATTACGCTTGGCAAAAGCGATAATATCGTTTGCCACTTTGATAATATCCACTCCCTGCTGTTTGAGCACATCCATCGTTATTGCCGAGTAGTCCAATGCCTTCTTTTCGTAAAGCATTAGAGTGTTATCCTCACGGGCAATTTCACTGCGAGTGCGGAGTATCTTTTTGTTGGGTAATCCTGCCGACTGCTTGTTGTAAGGAAGGATGTAAGCCTGATACTGGTCAGTCACCTGCCATGTGTCAAGTCTTACCGCTTGTACTGCTATCTGGGTGCAAGCACAGGTCTGTGGATCAAGACCTCCTGTCTCGAAGTCGAGTCCGATTCCTACATATACTTTGGGTTCTGTCTTTGGTGCCATATTACTGAATGAATAAAAGTGAGTTGCGATATGATTGCAGTGCGTTAGATGCCGTGTAGTCGCTGTAACGAATCACGGCTGTTAGGATGATTATCTTGCCCTTGATGTGTTGCAGTTCCTCCCTGTGGGCACGATAGAACTCATCCCAAAGCGTGCACTCTGCCGTCTGATTGTTCTGCGATAGTATCAACTTCGCAAAGCGCTTGCGTTGCCCGGTCTCCCTGTCGGCATAACTATGCTCCGAATACTCTGATACAGTAGCACACACGGCAGCCTTGCGACCATCGTTCTCATCTCGCATAACATCGGCAAGAGAAATGTAGGCGGCCTTACCCTTGACCTTCGCTCTGTCTGGTGAGTTGGAGAAGATACGACGGTAGTCAATCGAGCCGATGCCCGAACATGCAATCTGCTGTTGTGACCAGAAGTAGTGCTTATCTCGTAACTCCTCGGGAGCATCGCTCTCACGCAGATTGAAGCCCAATTTCAGAGCTGCTCGTTTGAGTATGGCATAGCGTTCTGTTACCGCCTGTACATTCTCTATCTTGTCGAAGCATCCTGCCAAGATCATATTCTTCAGGTGGCGAGTATTAACAGGCACACGACCATTCTCGACCATCGGGTTTACCTCGTCCCAATGTTTGAGGTCTTTGCTTCGTAGTTTATGGCGGAAGACACGCTCAATAAAGTCTTCAACGCCTTTGAAATCGCCGCGTAAACGCTCTTTAACGATATACTCTGCCGTCCTAATGCCTACGAACTTAATTCTACTAAGCGACCAATAAATCTCATTTGTCTTGTAGTCTGTGTAGAACTCCACCGTAGAATGATTGATGTCCGGTGGCACAATCTTCGCCACCGAGCATCGCTCCATCTCCGACATGAGTGCAGGCATCTCCTTATCATCTGCCCACTGCAATGCCACGGTGTAGAATGCTGTCGGATAGTTTGCCTTGAGCCACGCTCCGCAGAACGCTGTGAGAGCGTATGCTGCGGCGTGTGAGCGGTTGAAGGAGTATTTACCAGCTGTCTCTATCTTGCCCCATATCTCCTCGGCTTCATAAGGCGGGCAACCGTTCTTAATAGCACCTGCAATGAAGTCGTTTTTGAGCGAAGCCATAAGGTCGGCTTTCTTCTTACCGATAGCCTTACGCAGGTAGTCGGTCTTGCCGAGGTCAAAGCCGCCGAGCGTGTGAGCCACCGACATAAACTGCTCCTGATAGACCATAATGCCGTAGGTATTCTTCGTTGCCTCATAGCAGCCGAAGTTATAGACCGGAGCCACATCGCCACGACGGTAACGGACATAGTCATCCGTTGCTCCGATGTCGAGTGTCGCAGGGCGGAAGAGAGCATTTATGGCAATCAGATCCTCGATGCAGTTGGGCTGCACATCTTGGATAAAGCGTGTGATACCCGGCGAGGAGAACTGAAAGACATTCTGGGTATTACCCTCGGAGAGTATCCGATAGGTCTTCTCATCGTCAAGCATCTCGCTTGTTATCTTCTCTATGGTCAGTTGCTGGTTGTAATGCTCATTTACGAGGTTTATGGTGGCACTGAGTTTTGCCAACTCCTTTGTTGCCAGCACATCCTCTTTAAGCAATCCAATCTCATCGACAGAGTACCCATCAAACTCCGACACCAACGCTCCGTCCATCTTGCGTATGGGCAGGAAGTCGAAACAGTCTGCCTCCTTGCCATCACGCTTTTCTGGGGTAACGATAATTGCCGAGGCGTGCACAGATGCCGCCTTTGGCTGACCGAGCAATACTCGCACATCCTCAATCACTTCGGGATAGGTCTGTATAAAGTCGTAGACCTTGCGATTGGTAACGGCTATCTTGAAAAGTCCTGTCCAGTCGGCACCATCATCCAGCATCGCCGTTATGTAGTTTACCGTGCCGTGCGGCACACGGTGTACTCGCGCCACATCTTTGAGTGCCGCTTTGAGTTTGAGCGTAGTGAATGTTCCTGCCGAGAACACACGCTGACGACCACCAACATTGTACCGTTGTTCGAGGTAGTCCTTCATCTCTTGACGGCGATCTGATGCATAATCGACATCGATATCGGGGAGCGAGGCGTGCCCACCCTCGACGAGTCCCTTATCCACGAACGAGTCAATCACCTTCATCGGGGCTGTTGCTCGTCTTCTTTTTACACTGGTTACTTTCATCTGTAATACTTTTTATGTCGCACAATACAGCTTACAGTCTGGTGCGATACACCATACTCAATGGCTAGTTCCAACTGCGTTACGCCACCTGCATAGTAGCGTTCGCGTATTCGCTCTGCCTGTGCGTTGGTTAGTTTTGCATTACTACTTTTCTCTCCATAGTCCTTTTTGAGGTCATTGGCTATGGCGTGCTCCATATTGCGCTGGTGAGTACACATCTCAAGGTTCTCCACAGCATTGTTGTAGCGATTGCCGTCGATATGGTTTACCTCCAATTCAGGATCCCAGTCATCGAGGAAATGCTCGGCCACAATGCGGTGTACGGAGAATTTCTCTCCGATGCCATTTTTGTATAATCTCACGCAGTCATAGAGCGATGTCTTGCCACACCAATGCGTTAGTATGCGCTCGGACTGCGTGCGTGTAATGCCGCCCGAAACAACCTCCCTTTCGAGGCTCTTGACACGACCTTTGTTACTGATTTGATAACACCCTTCATAATTTTTAATGTCCACCCAGATCTCCTGGGTACTGTTCATCTGTTATTCGCTTTAATGCGGTTTGAAATATGTCTCTTTGAATCTCTATTCCGATAAATCTGCGTCCTGTATTTCGGCAGGCAATGGCAGTACTGCCACTACCCATAGCAAAGTCAATCACTAAATCACCCTCGTTGGTGTAGGTGCGTATCAGATACTCAAGCAGTGCCACAGGCTTCTGCGCTGCGTGCAGACACGATGTCTGCTTGTCTGTTTTGAACTTGATAACACTGCGTGGATAGCGCTCTGTGGAGATATAGTCCCGATAGTTGTCGTGCTTATGGTATATCTCCCCGGCGTTACACTTACGCTGGTGCGCGGCCATAACGACCTTGCGTTTATGACCATCGGTCTTAATGGGATTGTATGTAGGTAGTTTGTCGTAGAACACGAGTATATCTTCGTGTGCCTTCATAGGCATACGCTTGGCATTCAGAAAGCCCGTAGGCTGTGTCTTCTCCCACACCCACGAGTAGCGTAGCTGCTTGAGGTTTGAGGCTCCAAGCACGCTGGTAAATGGTTGCTGACAAAAGAGCAGTGTGGGTGTCAAAGGCATAGTAACGCCACGAAGCACCTCCCACATCTTTGTTATATCTATGGGCGAATCCCAACGGCAGTGCGTTGTACCGTAAGGAGGATCTGTGAGTATCATATCTGCCTTGATGCCTTGCTCGGCAAGCATAGGAAGCACTTCGAGTGCATCTCCGAGGTATAGATCGCAGCCGTTATATGGGCTCAGACGTTCGTAGTTGTTCATTGGCGATTTCCTTTAAGTTCCACAAGCAATCTCGGCGGTCGAAAAGGATCTCATCGCCACAATTCAATTTATCGGCTGTAATAGTCATATCCTTGCCATCACGCACGATGCGTAGTTTAGCTTCGGGATACAGCATGTATATAGTATTTTCAATCTCAACCTCTATGTACTCCATACCTCGTTGTACTGGTATATCCGGAGCAAGAACCGTCAGTTTATCCTTCCAACTAAGTCCGCATCGCTCCGGGACAAGGAAACGAGAGAAGATTAGGTCATACTTTATCGGGTCAATAGAGGTAATCCCGAGCAGGTATGACACGAGTGAGCCTCCTGCCGAGCCACGACCGATACCCGTTGCAATGCCACGACGCTTTGCCTCACGCACCATATCCCACTGCACAAGGAAGTAATCCACATTGTCAGTCGATTCAATGATATATACCTCCTCATCTAATCGTTCACGGTAGATTTGGTGCTTCGCTTCCGGAATCTTCTCCGCGAGCCCCTCATCGAGCAGGCGAAGAAACATCGTGCGTCTATCGCCATAGCGTTCCTGCTCCTCTGGACGCATCATATATTCGGGCATAAACATCTTGCCTGTCTCAAAGGCTGCATCGGCACGCTCAGCAATCTCAACCGTATGTCGGCACATCCTCTCAAAGAGTCCGTCAAAGTCCCACTTCTCCGAAAAGAGTGGTTGCAGAGTGTTGTAATGCTCATCTACGCTCTTGAAGTATTGCTCCTCGCTCTGCTCGTGGGCTGCACCCGTAGCAATCTTGTTAAGCACGATCTTCGACTTCGCATCATCACGGTCGATGTAGTAACTATCTGCTATAAGAATAGGCTCTACGCTGAACGAATCGTTTACTGCATCGTAACAATTCTCGAAGTAGTGCTTCAGTGCGACTAACTTCTCTCGGTCTATGCGGTCAGCCTTATACTCATTGCCATCGACCTGATAGTAGACGGCATCGAACCGCTCCTTCATTCGCTCTACATGGCGAGGATTCTCCGTTATCCAATATGCTGAGCGGGTGGCGAAGACTATGGCACACCCTTCGGCATAGAGAAATAGTCTCGAGTACTCGATGGCACTATCCTCGGAGTTTACCATTACCTCTCGTTGGATATTGAGCAGGTTATGCAGTCCTTTGTTGCTGAGAGCGTATATCTTTATCTCGACTTTCGTTTCGTTATGCAGCATTGTAAGAGTATAGCCAAACACGGGTTTAAGCCCCGCCTTCACACACTCCTTTTGCAGGTTGAGCGTGGCGGCCATTGTGTTGCGGTCACAAATGCCCACGGCTGTATGCCCAAGCCACTTTGCCTTACGACATAGACCATCTATCGAACCCGATGCGTTAAGCAGCTCAAAAGGCGTATGGACACCGAGATTGACAAACGGGATATTGTGCTTCGAGGGCTTTGGGCTACCTATATGCCTTAGGATATTGAAGCGAAACTCTTCTTGCAGGTCGTAGTAATACCAGTTGTTGCCAAAAGGGAAAGCAACATAAAATATTCCCTCGTCCTGCAACTCCTGCGGGTTTTCCATAAGGTTGAACCTAACATCGCCATCCTTGCTCTTGAAAATGGATTCCACACCCGACAGATCAGCAAGAAGCATCTTGCCGAAGTTCGGGATTTCCACAACCTCATTATCGATGGTAATATAGTCTATGTTTTGGGCATCGAGCCACTGAATTAGTTCCTGCATCATAACTCTTGAACCTTTCGTAATTTGAAGTTTGAGGGCGATTGAAGGCGTTGAGCAAAGATTTCGAATATCTCCTCCACGCTCATTTCGTCCCAGTCCTTATGGGCATCTGCAATGTTTGCCACAAAGACAGTGAAGTACTTGGCGAGTCTGCTGGCAGCCTTCTTTACAGGCTCAACAGCATCTCCATCGTAGCCGACAATCACCGTCTGAACTCGCTTGCATTGGAGTTTATAGACCTGGACATCGGAGATCTTCTTTCCGAAGGTTGCAACAACAGCCACTTTGGGATTGTCGTATAATTCCAGCTTGCGGGTTAGGGCTATAACATCAAAGATGCCCTCCACGAGAATAACCGTATCGGTCTCACCCTCGTGAATAGCATCGTAGTTATATAGTAGTTTGGAGAAATCATTATTGACAGAGTTGCGATAACGCAATATCTTGAAGCCGCCATTGTACTTCACCTTGCGGTTATGGGCATCGATATCGCTTTTCGACCAGGTATGACGACCCACGAAGCCCACATTTCCCCCGTTGTCAATGATGGGAAATATCACATAATCCTCAAACCGAGGATTGAGGCGGTTGGTTACGCCCACTGGGAAATAGTCGTAGTCATCATAGGTGAAACCACGCTCTTTGAGGTATGGATGGCTGAATGTACGCTTATAGAAGTCCGGCAACTCGGTTATGGTTAACGCATCGTCAATCTCTTCTGGCTCCACACCCAAGACAAACTGTAAGGGAGCGGTGATATCTGCCGTAGGCGTAACCATCAGGTCCATACGACCTATGGCTTCCAAGAGTTGTCCGAGAGTACGGGTAGATTTGCCACACGAGAAGCAGTGTGCCATAAAAGGCTCACGGCGGGCGGTCTCCGGTCCTATGTAGATACCGAACTTACCACCCGACTTGCCACAGAAGGGGCAACGCGGCACGATAAGGTTCTTACCCGTACCGTCACGCTTTGCGCCCGTCTCGCGTGCTATCTCCTGCACCAAATGCTGATATTCCTTCGCTGATAAATCCATATACTTAGGAATAGCTGTAGTGTAGGAGCTAAAGTTTATAAAGTGAGCAAAAAATTATTCTTGTTCAAGAGCCAAAGACCTTTTACTGTCGTAGAAGACCTCATTATCATAATCTGTGGCAATCTTTATTGTCGCACCCTTTTGAAAGAAACGGCTCTTTGCAATATGTAGTCGCATAACATTCTCCTTGCGCTCCGAAGATGACTGGTTGAGCGAAATAAGGTGAGTACAAGGTCTTGCCAAACCTTTTGCCTCAGCACAGTTAAACTCTGTGAGCACATTATTTTCGTTATTCAGCCAGTCTCTATCCTCGATTGTAGATTGATATGTTACAACCATCCATACATTTTCGTCTGCTGCAAGGTCTTTTAAGTCATTAGCAACAGCAATACGCTTCGACCTTTCGTGTTCTGCGCCCCAGTTGCGTCGAGAAGCATCGGTGAGCAGATCCATCGAGTCAATAATGACAATATCCGGACTACAGCCCTTAATTTTTCGATATTCAGAGATGCCATCTCGGATATCAATAGTGGAAACCTGCGCATTAAATCTTGGGTAACTTTTAACATCAATGTTTCCTCCGTATGTTTCTATTTGCTTCCGGTATTTTTGCATCTCGTGCTCTGGGATAATTCCCTTCTCATAGTAATACGAGTTCTTTGATATCAGTCCACCTGAATAGGCGTTCAAAGCCTCATCTTCCGAACCCTCCAACTGGAAATGGAGAACATTAAGCCTATCATCAATTTTGGCCCTGACACCAATCCACTTGGCAATATGTGATTTTCCCACACCTGTAGATGCCAAGAAGCAAGTCAATTGACCTCTTAGACGTCGTCCCTTGTTAATATCATCAAGAAAAGGAATGTAAAAACGGACAACCTTAGAAGCACCAGAAGACGCTTCTTCTGCCTCTCTCTTCTTGTTTGCCTCATAACGCTCCATAAAAGTCTCGACTACATTAACAAAAGCCACGCTCTTTAAGGTGAACCCTGCGACCCATTCAGCATACTGTCTAAGAACATTCTCGGCTTTCGCTTGTTGATTGTCGTTGTACAATGTGCCAACCTCAGTATAGACTTTCTGAAGCTTGACCCCTTTGATGTATGACTCCAACATATCGGTCATAGCATCAACACTCTGACCATTATCCCAATCTCGGAATGTATCCAAAAGCTCTAATGCATCAATATCTTGATTAAATGCCTGAGATAAAACAGCGTAAGAAGGAGGCTCTTTATATGCTTGATAGTGGTTCTTTATTACCGTCTGAATGCGCTGAAATGAGCGATCTGGCAGATACTCACTTCGCATATGCTGTGAGAGTATTGCACATAGATGCTCGTGCCTTAATGCGGTTGCATAAAGCTCATATAGGAATTCGACGCTTAGTGGCGATATCTCATTCATCTTTATCTATTTTGTTTTGCCCAGGTCTCGCATCTTAAACTATATAAGTGAGGATACACATGCTTTGTCCTCTCTTTGCACAAATTAGAGTATGTACATTTCGTACAGATAGGAGAAAATGGAGTCCACATAAGCGTAGAAGTTCCACAAATTATGTATCCTATCTCAGAAGAGTGATTAAGGTATTTTGTATGTTCTTCATATTCCGGAAATATATACTTTAGCAGTGAAGGACTTTTTCTAATCTTTAGCAAAGACGACAAAGTTTGTCTTGACAGATTGTGTTTTGCCAACCAATTGTCATCATAAAAGCGCCTATGTTTATCATATATCTCGTAACGATAAATAGCTTTTTCGCTAAAAGAATGTGCAATACTCCATTGTCGTCTATATCTTTTATCGAAAGTGGTCATTGTACTTGCCTGACAAACACAAAAATCTACAAGACATTCAGAGCTGATCGTGTATTTTTTAAGCAGTTTGTCGTAACAATCTCCTATATATCGCTCAGACCTTCCACCATTCGGGAACTTAAAATCTTCCCATAGCGTATCTTTTACCAACTTGGTAAACACACGCTTGCACCCTTCAATCCACTCTTTTTTCTCCATCTCTTGTAAGTAATTTTCTAAGTTGTGCCTTTGCCAAAAACAATCGACTCTTTACCGTTTCAACATTCTTTGTTTGTAGCGTTCCATTCTGATAGGTAATCTCCATTATCTCGCTGATCTTGTAGCCTGCTTGTTGCAGCAAGAATGCCTCACGGTATATAGGTTTTATCTGATCCAGTGCCCACAGAATCTCGTCACTGTAATAGTCCTTATAGTTATTCATACCCATACAGTTCGCCGAAGGACTGCACTCATCCAACAATGTGGAGCGCAACTCTCTTACATCGACACTATCGTCTGGCGGAGTACGGGTTTTATTACGCTTATTGAGGTCAGCTACAAGGCGTTTTGTTACTGCATATATCCAGGTCTTCACCGGTCTTGCAGGGTCGTAGCTGTCCATATACTTGTAGAAGTTCACCAATGCCTCGACATAGTTATCTTCTATATCTTCCTGATTGTATGTGTACTTGATACAGATGCTGTACACCAGATTTTTATGCGGCATCACATACTTTTGCAGTAGTTGAGCGCGTCTTTTGGCGGACTCATCATCGGGGATTGCCGCCGTTCTTTTTAACACATCTTTCTTGTCCACTCTTCTAACTGAAAAGGGGTTCAACTCAATCTGAAATGTCCTAATCTGTCAGCTTCGAAGAGCGTCAATTAAAAAGTGGGCGGCTTGTCACCGCCCGAATCTATGCGGTCATTTTATAATCTGTGTTTGCGTATGTAATAAAAGAATAGGTGGCAAGCATCGGCAGCGTTGTCGTCCGTAGGTACATAACCATACTTTTTGCAGGTCTCTACCATCTTTGACTTCGTGGCGTGCCCATCGCCCGTTGCCCATTTCTTGAGTGCGGCAGGGTTTACAAACTCCGGCTCAGGCAGATTCAGTTCATCGCAGACCTCTAACAACACCCCTCGTAACTCCGACAATCGTCTGAGGTCGTAGAAGTGGCGGTTGATGCTCACATCCTCGGCGACTATCTGCTTTATGTCGTACTTACGGATAAATTCGATAAGCAGCGTGCGAAATGAGCCGTGCATCTTGTTGTCGTTGCGCCGTCGGCTCTCGGTGAGGTTCCAAGTACCTGCCCCGTGCTTTGAGAAGTAGCCACAGTGTGTTGCCACATCCAAGGCGAGGATGTCGTCGTGTTTCAGTGCCTTATTCTCCGATGCGTGATTCTCCATTCTCCTTCGTTATTACAAGTTTGTGGGGATAACCTTCGGCCACATTGCCGTGCGAGACTACGAGAACAGTGCCTCCCAAAGCATTTAGAGCATCGAACATTGATGATAGTCCTGCTTCATCTACCGCTTCGAGTATCTCATCCAATACAAGGAGATCCAAGCCCTTCTCATCATCGCAGTTAGCATTGACAAGCTTTTGCATCGCCAGGATTGTTGCGAGGTTCACTCGTGCCGCTTCACCTGCAGAGAACTTTCCAAATGAGCCACAATCAACACCATCACGCAACAGTGAGATAGAGATCTTCTCTCTTACCTTACCGCTTTTGAGTACCGTGTAGCCATCAAAGCGAATACGGATATCGCTGCCAATACCTATCAGGAACTCGTTGGTGATACGGCTGAGAGCCTCAATCTTGGTGTTGGCAAGGTAAGTCTTGAACTGCACGAAACGCTCTCGCTGCACCTCCAAGGTGCGTACCTTGTCATCAACCTCAAACTTACGCTTGGCAGTCTCCATAGAGCGTTGCTTCTCCTGTTCCAATGTTTTGCGTAGCGATAGTGTAAGATCCTCGGCAGCCATCTCGTTTACCTCTCGGATTGTCTCCTGCAAGGTCTCTATGGCACACTCTGCCGAGCGAATATCCTCTACGATTTTGCGACGCTCACGGCTAAGTGTTGCATTACGCTCATCAATGTTTCCGAAGAACTCGTCAAAGGCTTTGCGGCGGATGCTGTCTATCTCATCCTGCATTGCTGCAACCTCTGCCTTTGTGCGCTTGCGGTTATGCTCCGCACGCTCCACCTCGCTTGTAGCACTGCATACAGCTCGCTCGTGGTCCGAGAGCTCCTGTTCCCAGCGTGAACGGTCGCCATCCAATGTGCGACGCTCGCTGTTGAGCTTGCTTTGCTGCATCTCTGCTTCCTCTGTAGAGTTCTGCTCGGCTTCGATATTGCCGTTAATCTCTGATAACTGCTGCTGGCGTAGGCGGAGTTCCTTGGTTCCTGCCTCGATGTCGAAGTTAGGCTGTGCTACCAAGAACTCGTGGCCACACTTCGGGCAGGTGATAGAGCCTGCCAACTTATTTGAGAGTTCGTCAATACCCGCAGCGATTACTCGGCGTTTACGACGCAACTCTTCAAGGCGTGAAGCGAGGCTACGGAGCGTCTTATCAATCTCCTGCAAGCGTGTGCTGTACTCCTCGCACTTGTCGCCATACTGCGTAACGAAGTCTGTGTACTGAACCTTGAACTTCTCAAAGGCATCGTACTTATCCTTCAATACCGCCTCGGCGTGGTTCACCGAAGCATCGAGGTTTTCGAGCGAAGACTGAGCAAGCAATAAATCCTCCTTCTTGAGTTTGACTGTATGATTCCAGTCTGTTCTCCGGGCATCAGGTAACAGTGTCATCACAGCATCGATAGCCTTCAAGCACTCCTCTAATGAGGTGTCTGATGCCTCCAATGCTTGCAACTCTTTGTCTGCCTTCTCCACCTCTGCAATAGTAGCATCTATACCGGTCAGAGTCTCCTTGTGGGTGCGGATATACTCACGCTTTGAGGCTATTGCCTCCTCCAATTCGGCGATGCGTGTCTCACGGCTGCGGCCACGCTCTTCACCTGCTGCAACCTCTTTGGCAATCTGCTCCTGCAACATCTCAATGCGGCCATCAATACCTGCCAATTCGAGGTCTATCTTCTGCTGCTCACTGCTGAGCGGCTCGATATCCTCCTCGACACGAGCGATAGCCTCATCTACCAAGATGCCGTTGGAGAAGCGGTTGATAATCTCCTTCTTCTCCTTATCCGGCGAGGACAAGAAATCCTCGTAGCGATATTTAGATAGGATAAAGTTGTTGAGCAACTCCTCGCGTGTGATGCCCAACTTCTCCAAGATATACTTGTTATAGGCATCTACAGAGTGCTGAACAGCCTCGTCAGTCGTTACAAGTTCGCCTCCTCGATAGAGTTTGCAGGCGACTGTCGATGCACCCTTGCGAGGTATCGAGCGAGCAATGATAAGTTCCTCATTCGATGCGTCATTTGCCAGGTGCAGAATGATACGACACTGCTCGGCGGCATCGTTGATAATCTCCTCGGTGCGTATCTTACGCAGCGGGCTACCTGTGAGCCCCACGGCTATACACTCCAAGAGAGCCGACTTCCCGGCACCGTTTGATTGCTGGGAGTCATTGTCCTTATTGTTGCCAAATATCAGTGTTGTCACTCCCTGTTGCAGCGTATATGCCAGCGAGCGGAAGGCACACAGATTTTCGGCCTCTATACTCTTTAATTTCCACATTGTCCTTCGATTTTAGATAAATACTCCAATCCGATTGCTACATCGTCAATCTGTTTCTCGCGGCAGAACTCCTCGTAGGTCTCACGGATGCGGTGGCTGTCAAACTTCTCAAAGAGCGAAGAGGCCGCAACCTCGAACATCTCCTCATCATCGGCAATAAGTTCCACCTTCGTGGCTCCCGCATCGAGCAGCGCAGCCTTATCCACCGACTTCATAGCAGCCTGTGGGGCGTGAACACGAACCTTGACTTTGTAGCGACCACCGGCATCAATCTCACGCAGCTCGTCCATAAGGTGAAGGCCGGCACGCTCTGCCGCTACATCAATCACTCGGTAGCGGGTATTCGCCTGGTTCTTGATAAACTCGTGCGAGCCGTCAGTGTAGATTACCGTGTAGCCCTTCTCCTCGTCTTCACCAAAGTTGTGCTGACGCGATGAGCCGATATATTCGATGCGGGTCTTGTCGATGATCGTGCGGTTGTGATAGTGTCCTACGAATACCTTGTCGAAATCTTCGAATATCTTTGCGGGCAACTCCTTGTCGTTGGGCTGTGCTAAAGCTCCGTTGATGCCCTCGTGGATATAAAGAAAGTTGAGTCGCTTTGGGTCGAGAGCCTCCTCCTTGAGGCGGTCAAGGCGTGTACAGAATGAGCCATCCTCGGGAAAGTAACCCATCATATGCAGCACAAAACGACAATCATCACCAAGAGGCAACGACACATACTCATCGCACACCAATACATTTGAGTGCTGGTCGAACACATGGCAGTAGCCACGTTCGTTCTCCTGGTTTACCTTGTCGTGGTTACCCTCGGCGATGGTTACATGTATGCCGTGCTCGGCAGCTGTGAGCAATGCATCGTGAACTGCCAACAGTACATCGAGCGTCTGTGCGGCACGCGAGAAGAAGAGGTCGCCACCAATGGCAATCTCCTTGACATCCATCTTCCTGCATATGTCGATAGCCTCCTGCCAGTTGGCCTTGAACGCAGGGATGTTATCTTTCGATATGTGTATATCGTTCAGTAGTAATAGGCAGGGATAATGTCCTTTCATAAGCGTGTAAGGGTTAAGACGGGAGGCGTTTCTCCTCCCGTCGGTTATAGAAAATTTTAGCTTAGAAAGGGTTATCTGCGACGTCGTGGACGCTCCTCAGCCTGCTCCTCCTCATCACTCTCTGCCTCCGTCTCTTCCTCGGGCATGGGACCCTCGATCTCGTGCTCAATCATATCGAGCAACTCACGGTTAGAGGTAGAGCGGGTAATGCGGATAGGCAGACGCTCCTGGTCAATATAGCCACGAATCATTGCACGGAGCTCCTGGCCCTCCTCGGTCTTATCACCAAGACCCTCGGCCTGCAACTCCTCGAAGCGTTCAAAGAGGTCATCGAGCGAGAGTGCTCCTGAGCCATTCTGCTCATTCTCCTTGTTATCCTTCGAGCGGCGGTCGAACGAGAACTCCGAGGTGTCATCCTTAGGCAACTCTGCGGCGAGGGTTGCAATGACCTCCTTCATCTCGTCGCTCTCCATAAGGTTCATACCATAGAGTGTATCGCTCTGCTTGAGGAACTCTACGGTAGCACCGAGGTGATAGCGTGTGTAGCGGTAGATAACTTCGGGAATGCGAGGTGCTGCGAGCAGTGCAGTAAGCTCCTCACGGCTGAGAGGCAAAGCGTCCGATTCATTGTCAATAGAGATGATATACTCGGTCTTGGCACCGTTCTTTCGCTTCTCAATCTCTACGGGGTATGCCTCACGCACCGATGAGATAGGACAAGGATAGCTCGGATTCTTCTGCAACTTCTTCGACCAGAGTTTGAACTTACGTTCGTCGAGCTCCTTGAACTGTGCGTGCGAGAGAGTCATCATCTGAAGACCCTTGCCACGCTCACTAAGGTCATAGACATACATACAGTGACCATAGCCATACTTCAAGCCACCGCCAAATGAGCCACCGTCAATCTTCTCGGCGAGTTTCTCATCACCCATCTCCTTCGCTGCTGCAACGGCCAACTTACGGTAGGTCTCGATAGGATCTACGCTGTAACCGGCATCCGTAGCACGGGTAACGGTAACATACATCTTTGAAGCCTTAGCACCATTGCCCGGTTTCTCCAACTCGAGCAACAACTGATGTACAGGGAACTCATAGCCCGGGCGTGATGGCGTACCATCCTGATTAGGAGCGATAGGCAGAATACGCAGACGGTAAACGCCAAATTTGTCCATACGGAAGAACTCCGTGCGGGCAAAGCTCCGATTCTCCTCTTGTGCGCGTAGTTGCGCATCTTCATACGACTCCTGACTCTTCAGGAACATCTCCTCAATGGACATCGATTCCATGCCATTGTTTTTTTCCAAATCTTCTTGCATCTGAAAACTGTTTTATGGATTAAAAAATGCCCGAAGACGATGCACCTTACGGCACACCGTGAATCTGGAAACAGACGGACGGGTTCGGTTTCACCATCCGTTATCAACTGAAAAAATTGGGAGAAAAGTCTCGCTGACCGTATCCTAAAAAGAGTGGATACTCATTTGACAAATAGAAGGACCTTGAGCGGTCGGAGTACAAAGGTATGTATAATTTGCTGAACGACAATAGTTTTATATGAATGTTTTACATATTATTGTTAATCAGTGCTTTGCGTTCTGGTTTTAATGATATTATTAACTTCTTCAAGTGTCATATCTTCATCAATAGCTTGCTTCTGGATACGACGCTTTAGGGTTATATGATTCTTGCGGATATACTCCTGAGTCTTATGCCGCTGGACACTATCATAGTATTTTTGACGCTTCGGCGTCAGCACTTTGCCACGCAGACAGTAGCATCCCTTCTCCTTGTACTCATTGAGGTATCGCTGGAACTTCGGCTTCTTATACGAAGTATCCTTTGAAGCTTTGGCAACAGAGTCGATAACCCACCATTCAGGCTCGAAGGGTACTTGCATACTACAAAGTTGTTTGAGAATGCCATACACTATGGGCATCTCATAGCGAAGCATAAAGCCGATACGTGTCTCATCGAAGGGGAAACGCCTAAGCGTCCCCTTCGGTCTTCCTCTTCCTCGATCTGTTATCTTTACTCTCTTGGTGCGGCGTCTCTTCCGCTTCGTCTTTTTCTCTTCCATCGTGGGTGCTCTTTACTGGTTCTACATGTTGTGGGAAGCGCCTTTCGGCAATACGCCTGCGACTCTCTATGTCGCCCATTACATTGATTCTCTTTTTCATTAGACAAAGTATGTGAAGTTTAACTGACAGTTTACATTGTAGAAGCCTCGCTCATAGAGTTGCAACTTACGCTGACCGCCATAGATGGTAAACGAAGAGCCTCGGTTGTACTTATGGTCATCGTTCCAGTTTGCTGCCGTGCAGCGTACACTGTACTTCGGAGGCTGAATCTTGTTAGGTATCATTGCAATGACACCTCCCCAGTTGCTACCATCACGCTTGGCTGTGTTAATCTCGCCCTGGATAGATACGATGCTGCCTATCTGACGGACGAAGAGGTTGCGGGTGTCGGTTCCCTGACCGCTGTTCTCCATTTGCATCCAACCTGTATCGATGAGCAGCGGCTGGTACTCCTCGGCAAAGGCCGCACCCAATGTGCGACATACCTGACGCTGTGCCTCGGGGCTACCCAACACAAGGTCTGTGAGCTTGGCATCCTTACGCAGGTAATCCTTGACAATCTCATCTTTGGAGAGCAGATTCAGCTTCTCTCGCAGGATAGCCTGTGCCTGAGCAGAACTCTTGCCTTGAGCCACCAAGTAGTTGATGTAGTCCTGGAAGAGGTTCTCCATACGGGCAAAGCGACCGTCAGCACCAGTGCGGGTATATAGCTCCAAGTTCTTGGCTATGGTTGCGAGTTCGGTTGAATTATAGCCATCAAGCAGCCAGTTGGCCTTCTTCTTGAGCTCCTTGACTATGGCAGAGGTGAGGACATATCCTTCAACTTGTGCGTGCGACTTACCCTCGTGGTCCGTGTAGGCGAAGGCTCCCGTCTCGATATTATTCAGTTTATCACGCATCTCCGAGGTGAAGATAATACCCTGATATGCTGAGTCAGTACCGAGCTTACCAGCCATCATATTGTCAATCTCGGTTGTAGAATATACTTCAAGGTTTCGGCGTGCCTTGCTCTTATCGGTAAGGTCGCTGAGGTTGGAGGTCTTGGTGAGCTTCTGCTCGCCCGTGCCACCTTTCTCGGCATCGAGCGTAGCACGCACAGCCGCCTGACGCTCTGCCTTAAGAGCCTGTGCCTGCTCCGGTGTAAGGTTATTGACCTCATCGGCTGTGAGGCGTACAAGTTCCTGCAAGCCCTCCGAAATCTGCAAGAATACCTCTTGGGATTCGGGCTTGGAGTAGACATCGAGGGCAGTGCGGGCTGCTCCCTTATCCACAACATCACGGAGGTTCTGGTCGACTGAGAGTTTTGTCTTCAATGCTTCTGCTACAGCACCAGATGTTACATAGCCTGTGCCGCCTTCGGTAATACCACCCGTAGAGATAGCATCGAGTTTTCGCTTGTATTCGGTAGTAAAGTCCTCAGTAGAGAGCTGCTTGCCATCAACCTTGTCTACTTTGCCATTCATACCACTTGTGTATGTAGTAACAGTAACATAGGTGTCAGCAACAGACTTGCCATTTACCTTGAGCGTGCCGATGATATCCACAGAGCCGAGCGGAGCAACAACAATATCGCCTAACGCATTGCGAACCACAAAGCGATAGCTATCTGTCGTATCAAAACCCACAGCAGCAATCACCGCTCCGGCGCTATCCTTCCACGAGAGTGTATTCTGTAACTTCGGATCATCTTTGGTATAGGCTGTATTGCAGAGGTCGATGCCTCGTCCTGCACTATGTACCGAGAAAAGTCCATTGACCTGTGCCGTAGCACTCTTGCCTACAACTTTGAATATTGGAGTCAGAGATAGTTTGCCATCGTAGACGGCAAAGTCTCGGAACTTCGTGCCGCCACCTTCTACTCCGTAGTAGTTGATGCGTATTGCTCCTTCGTCTGTAACATCCTGAGTATTGTAGATATCACAGCCCTGAATATGGATTGCGCCGATACGGGAATTATCGCTGAGCGATGTACCATACGAGATACCATCACCCGTAACTCGTGCCAACTCCTTGCCTTGCTTCATAAATGAGAATGTACCGTCTGTACGGATTACAATCTCATTGACCAAAAGACCATTCAGATACGCTCCGAGTGAGGCATTGCCATCGCTCTTAACGATACCTTTGAGCGAGTAGCCATTCTCACCACTTACAGAAACTGCCGTCTTTGAGTTTATCTCCTTGTTGGCTGTAAACACACCTGCCAGCACCAAATCCTTCTTGATTGTCTGACGCTGGAACGGAGTTTCGAGCAGTACAGCGTAACGCCCGAAGAACTTATCGATAAAGCGAGGGGCATAGTCGGCTCGTACCTCGATAGCCGCAGGAATCTTGCCAGTAACGGGATCTGCTGTGGTTGGAACTGTCTTACCCGCAGCACATAGATAGCAGGTGCGGCCACGCTTGTTGACCTCGTTGGCATAAACAACCGACTCGTGGCGATTGCTCTCGTAGATATAGTATGGGAAGACGGCATCTGTAACGCCTTCAAAGCGGCGCACCTTACCACCAAGCCACACATAACCTGGCGAGATAGTAGAACCCTCAACGGCACAGCCCGAAATGATAAAGTCCGAGCAGCTATCAAAGATAGCGCTCATACTCAGGGCTAACTCCTGAAGGTTTAAGATGTCATCCGAATAGGTGTATCGTCCACCCGTTTCTGCTACATATTCTTTCATTATTTCGTGTTCTTATTTGGTTCGTACTCCTCTTCATCAATCTTAATCAGGTAGGTCTTGCCTGCAATCTTATAGGTATTCACGACATACGAGAGCATATAGACCATATCTTGTGGCGGTATCTTAATGGGTGGCACGCACACCATAAAGCTGACCTTGTTTATGAGTTTCTCCTCCACATATCGGTAGAATGGTCTGGGCTTTTCATCCTCGCTTGTGGCAGTGATGGACTCGCCATTGTACCACACCGTGCAGGGGCGCATATACTCGGCATTCTCGTGGTAGAGGTCCACGCCGACACTCTCGCTCTCCTTGATGAAGATTCTATCTCGGCTATCCTTGAAATACTTCGAGAACTTATAGTTCAGGAACCACTCAAAGTAGAGAACCTGCGATGTCATTCGCGCCTCGATATGCTTCTCGCGGGCAAAGGAGCGGAACCACTCATTGATGCTTTGCAGCGGATGAAGAGCACTCTGCACAAAGAGTATAAACCGTCGCCCCGCAAGGTAGTGCGGAACGAGACGGTTCACTAACTTATCTATGGGCAGCTTATATCTACTCATGGTTCTCCACTTTAAGGATTATAGCCTCACGGAACGATGGCAGGTCTGCCTCCTCATCCTTACCCGAAGACTCCTTCAAATAGCCCGAAGCGGTGTAGGTCATACGGTGTACACGCTGCATAGGTTGGATATTTCCGTCCGTATCGTGGCAGGCGATAAATACACCTTGCTCGGGTGTGGCCGCCTCATCAACATAGACATCTGTGATATGCTCCGCCTTGCGGATAGCATCCATAAGGCGTGAGACATATACCGCAGCATCAAACTCGATGTTCATCACATACTCTTTGAGTTGCGCCTCGATAGCATCGTACATCTCCGACTCAGGGATTGCGCCATCGTAGAAGACTGTGAGGCGCGGGATAAGCACATCACCCTTGGTGGATATTACCTCCACACGAGTACCGGCAAACTTAATCTTGCCGATATAGGCATTGATGGGGATAAGCTCTTCGGGTGAGATAGCCTCAAGGTTGCCCTTGGTGCCTGTTGCGACCTTCAAGATAAGTTTGCTGTCGATATTCTGGTCATCGGTGCTCTCGACATACGACACCTGCGTGATGATACGCTTGGTCTCATCCACGGCGGCATAACCAAAGGCAAGACCATCTTCGCGGACTATCAACTCATCGCCCTGCTGGTATTGCAGAAGAGCATTGGCGTAGTAGTTCGGTGTGCCGTTGATACGCCCATTTATTGCTTCGGTGATATCCACAGCAAAGACATCGAGGAGCGTCTCAAAACTGTAAATCACAGCGGCTACAACCCAGAGGATGCCGTTCATCACGGACATTTTCGAGTCGCTCTTAAACTCCGAGAGTTCGAGGCGTTTATTACGCTCCGCAACAGCCTCGTTGTATATATCTTTTATCGTTCTGCTCATACTGAATACTCCTTGTCGTTAATGATAAACTTCCACTTACCACCCTCATTCCAACTCTCCTCGTGGGTGATAACCCATATCGCCTCCATACCCGAAGTGATAATGTATTTGCCTGTATCTGCATTGCGTGCAGGCTCTTGGTAGGTGCCCGCAGGTACTGCTGTGAGGGTTACTTTGCAGTTACGACGATTGCCGTACCTCTCGACAATAGCGATAAGCCACTCATCAAGCACAGTAGGTTTTATGCGTGCATCGGTGAGATTGAGTGTCATCAACTCACGACACTCGACAAGAGGTTTGAGGTTGCCAGAGGTAAGCCCCGAGAGGTTGAGCGAGTAGATACCCGTAACCATTTGCAGGCTATCAAGCGTGAGGGTCGCATCCTTGATTGTCAGCTCCTCGATGGGCAGTGGTCTTAAGACAACTACCGATGTAGGTTGCAGTCCGCTCCAATCCACCTGCTTGAAATATGCATCGGTAAACCAGCGTATGCGGCGACGCTTACGAACCTTATTATCGAAGATATGTTTCAGCAACTGTGGCTTATCCGTAAGAGTGATGACCTCCGTGTCGCTATTATCTCCCCAGTCAATCTCTAAAGTCCCGATACCTGATACGGAGCACTGCACACTCAGTATTTGAGTCGGGAGCGAGAAAGCCACAGCGAGGGGTTTTGTGAAGATCTTGGGATATATATGGTGCTCACCATTTGAAGGTACAATGCTGTGCATCTCGTTATAGGCAACAACATCGGAGTTGATAATAAAATCGTCCGAGTAGATGAGTTCATCACCAACCTTGAGCATCGTATCCAACGAAAGGTCCGTATTGCACATCATCAAATCAACGATGCCCTCGATGCTACCGTAGATATGTAGTGCGATATCGTAGAGATTCTGGCCCGCTATAACTCTATACTTACCCATTGTTATCCTCCTTCTCCACAGTTTCTAATAGCAGTTCTCCCGTTACGGAGTCCATATATGCATTCTTGATAATCATCTTATCGGATAAGAACTCGGCCTGTAACTTGGCTGCAAGACCGTTATTCTCCAAGCTGGAGTGCAGGAAGTCGATAAGACCTACACCTGTTGTTGGATGCTGGTAGTTGTTGCCTGCCGATGCTTTCAATAGGAAGGTTTCATTCTGTGCTTTGGCTACACCGATATCAAAATCGGTCTCCTCGCCCGAGAAGATAGCAAGATAACCATCTCGCAAGAGAAGGTTAAAGATGCCATCTTCATTGAGCGAATAGAGTTCGGCAAGGGTGACAGCGGAGTTCCCCGAAGTCGATTCCACCATGACCGGGAACCATATTGAACCAGATACGCTGTTACGTAGGAACTCAGTGCCACCCGAACCTAAAGGCTTAACTATAACAATGGAAAGAAAGCGCCTATCTGGTGTGTAAGGCAAAACAATATGGATGCCCTTGCTGTCGCTGTAAGACTGCATAAAGCCTGCGGGTACGACAATCTCACAGTAGCGATAGTTATCGTTATCCGCACCCTCCACGCTGTCGAGCAGACGGCACTCGTAGAATGTCTTACCGGCAATATTACCGGAAGTCTCCACCTCGCCATACTCAGCATCCATTGTTATATCTTGTCTTGCCATATTCTTGAATTAAAATGCCCCGACCGTAAGAGTACGACCGGGGCACCCTTTGCAAAAGAGTAGCTTAAAGATGTGTTTTTGGTTTACGAATTTACTGTTTCGTCGTAAATTTTCTCTACCGTTGCCCACATATCGTCAGGCAACTCCTCGTCTGAAATCTTCTCACACGCACGGCGGAGATATTCCATCTCGTCCTTCGAGAAATCTACAATCAGCGGTGTCTCCTTCTCGACATCCCACTCAAGGCGGTTGTCCTCCTGGTTCTCACGGAAGTTAATCTCTTTGCGCTCATCATCGCTGATAGCGATCTTACGAAGAATCTCCTTTTTGAGGTTGAAATCCTTGAAGTTTCCCTTCGCAGGAAGGAATGTAGGAAGGTAAAGTCTGTCTTTAATTGAAAGTTCCATATCGTTATTGTTTAATGTGATTACTCAGCTTCTGCTGCAATGGTTGCTACCTCAGAGAGGATGTTTTCAATCTGTCCAACGGCATCGGCAACATATTTGGCAATATCCTTTCCGAAAGGCATATTGATGGTTACGCTACCACGGTCGTAATAGATGCTACCTACTGCGATGCGGTGTTCATTCGTTGATGGTTTGAAAGCAGTTGTTTGGACACGCTCCAACACGCCATCTGTAATACTGTACTCCAAATTATAGGAGCCATTCTCTGTGGTAGCCTCGGCCACCTTTGTAATGATTGTACTTGTTACTTTCATATCTGCTATTTCTTAAAGTATAGAGAGGTTTTAATGTTTGGGGTTATGGGAGAGGAAAAATTATTTCCAATCTCCCGTAGAAACAACCAAAAAACTGAATGAGCCATCGTTTGTACTACTGTCATCTGCTGTGTATACATCGAAATAGTAACTATACAATGCCTTCAAAGTGGCATAAATCGGAGTACTATCTACGGCTGAGAAAATACCACTCAAGAATACTTGGAAGTAGCCTGACATATTCCAGCTGCTCGACATATAGATTCGATATTGTCCTTTGCCCAATCGTGATACGGTTATCGTACTGCCATCAAATGTCTGGTATTTGACAGAATAACTGCTCGTAGATGATACGGTAACTGTTCCCTGTGCCAAGAACTTCATATTCTTGCCATATTTCTTCGAGGTCATCAGGTCAAGGCGATTTACCACAATCCAGCCAAAAAAGGTCGTATTATCTCCATATCCAAGCAACTCAACCAACTCACGAGAGAAGGTGATAGTCGATTTAGAGATACCGTCCTCGTAGAAGTATTTTCCACTGGGAGCGGTGATACTCATTGTTCCTACGGTGGTATTTGAACCCCACTTGTAGTTAACCAGACACACACGACGGCCACTATGGTCCAATGTCCACGGAAGAGGAATATCCTCATCCCACGAACCTCGAATAGCTACCACATGGTCATACTTATTAAAGTTCATCTGTGGATCCTCTCCACCAATGTAGATACTGCTATCATTGAGAATAAATGGATTCTTCACCGTGCCGATAACCTCAACATCTTTGAATGTTCCCTTTTGAGCTGTAATATTTCCGTCTGCATCCCACGAGAAGTTGCCTCCTGCTACGAAACCAGAACCACCTGCTGCAAATGAAATCTTACCAGTACCGAAAGTAGCCGAGCCGTCGGATTTGAGTCCCCAATAGTCCACAGCAGTATTCGGATTATCGTGGTAGATATATCCGGAGCTGGTCATTACGATACGATGTCCCGAACTCGGAGCAGATGCTGTCAAGGAACTTGTTCCGAGAGTCCATCCTCCAATTTTACCAGCTACGGCAGTAATACCTGTGCGGTCTAATGTTACCTTTACGGAGTTATTCGCATCTCGCACAGAGATACTACCATTGTAAGTGCTACCACCAACGACCAAAGCACTATCCACGACAACTTGATTAGCCTTGACTGTACCTGTATAAATACCATTGGCATCTATGGTTGTAGTGTACTTCTCGGCAGAGGTAAGGTCAAAGACCGTAGCGTAGGCTACCTGCCAAACCACAGGCGCAGCGGATGTACCTTGCGTACCATCGAGGTAGTAGTAGTGAGTAGTGGAGAAGTTATCGGTACCACAAACCACCTTGTAAATATACTCACACCAATCTCCTGTACCTGCATTTGCCGTAAGCCAACGGCTGGTGCCTCCCGTACCGATGCTATTAGAGCCAAATAACAAATTGTGTCCGACCGGAATCTTAGCAATAATTCGGGCAATAAACACCTTGCGATTACTACACATCGTTCCAAAATAGAAACCACCATTATTGGGTGAAGCGGTACCAGTAGTTTTGATTTGGATAACATAACCACTATCATTAGGTGCTGTGGAGTCTGCTAATCGCGTATGGGTAACCATTCCGCTACTGGTGTTGTTATAGATACCCATAGAGTTATTACCATTGATGAATGTAGGATCTCGATAGAGCATCTTTCCAAATGCCATTGCCGAAGCGAGTTCTTTGGCGGTAGATATACCCGTAGTCCATTGAGCGGTTACAGAGGCTCCAAATGTTACCGTACCGGCAGCATTCCACGAGATATTACCTGATGCTATCTGACCTGAACCATCGTTATTGAGTTTCCATTTTGCCCCATTAGCAATAGAACCATCACTACCAAGAGAAACATTTCCCTTGCTGATAGTTGTAGCTGTAATTGCCCATCCGGCAACCTTATTAGATGAGCCAAACGATGCAATTGTAGAGCCTGAACTATTGACAGCAAGAAATCCGAAATCGCTATTACTATTGTAGTACAACTGTACTCGCTGACCACTAGTAGCTGAACCTGTGGTGCTGAATACAGCAATACGCTTGTTTGTAGCATCGAGCGCAATCTGAGAGTGGCTGATTTTATTTGAAGCGATAGTCCAACCGCCAATAGTTCCCTTCGTAAAAGTACACTCCAAGCCATTGATGTAGTTCGTATTGATAATATCGCTCTTGATACTTGCTGCATCGAGTTTTGCAGCAGTAATACTACCCGCAGCAATACGATCTGCCGAGAGAGTTCCTGCCTTGATGCTCGAAGCGTTGATGCTAACAGCATTTACCTGCGTTGCTGTTAGCGTACCAGTATATACGCCCGTGGCCGACAGCTTGGTCAGCTTGGGATACTCATCTCCACCAAGAGCTGTGGTAATAGAGTCAATATCCTCAGTCCAGGCAACGGAAACGGAATTAGCAAAAGTTACATTGCCACTCGCATCCCACGATATATTGCCCGAAGCTATTTGCCCTGAGCCATCATTATTGAGTTTCCACTTTGTCCCATTTGTGATAGAGCCATCACTGCCGAGCGACACATTACCTTTGCTGATAGAGGTGGATGTGATAGCCCAACCCGCAATCTTATTCGACGAGCCAAGCGATACGATGCAAGTTCCAGCCGAGTCTGTTGCCCAGAAGCCAAAATCGGAGTTGCTATTGTAGTAGAGTTGTACTCGATGACCGCTTGTTGCAGTAGCTGTTGATGCATAGACTACAATACGCTTATTTCCAGCATCAAGCGAAATCTGGGAGTTGTAGATTTTATTCGAGGTGATTGTCCAGTTGCCAATCTTGCCCTTGGTGAAGGTACACTCCAAACCATTTATGTAGGTCGTATTGATGATATCACTCTTAATACTTGCGGCATCAAGCTTATCAGCGGAAATACTACCTGCTGCAATGCGGTCAGCAGAGATAGTCCCGGCTGTAATCTGTGAAGCGGTAATACTGCCAGTATAGATACCATCTGCGGTAATCTTCGTCAGTTTGGGGAACTCATCGCCTCCCAAAGCATCGGTAATCTCACCGATAGGCTCGGTCCAGTTGAGGGACACAGCATTGGCAAAGGTTACATTGCCACTTGCATCCCACGAGATATTACCACCTGCCACAGCACCCGCACCCGTAGACTCCAAACGCCACTTATAGCCACGAATACCCGTAGAGCCAATAGTCATCGAGCCTGATGCAGCAGTATAGGTGGCGGCGGTATTCTTCTTTGTACCACGATAGATGCTATCGCTGTCAATCTTCCAACCTCCAATCGTTCCTTTGGTTGTGGTAAGGGTCAGAGCATTGATATTCGATGCTGTGATAAGTGTTGATTTGAGTTCGTCTGTATTGATATATGTAGCCGAAATCTTGCCCGAAGTAATCTGTGAGGCGGCAATATCAATAGCACTGATAGTGTCTGCAGAGAGCGTACCCGTGAAGATACCATCTTTGTCAATATAGGTTGCTCCCACCCATTGCATACTCACTGCCGAGCCGAACTCAATCTTGCCCGTAGATGCGTTATACTTGATATACTCATTACCATAACCCAACTGAGCATTGCCACTATTGTCCACATAGAAGGTCTTGTAGCCATCCTTGAAGCCATAGATGCCATTTACTGTCTCGGTGGTAATAGTTCCCGAAGAGGTCTTCGTGCTAAGTGCAAACGAGCCGATAGCGATGCCCGAAATAGTACCATCGCTATTCTTTGTTCCCGCAAAGAGTTTGGGAGTGATGACGGTATTGCTATTGATAAGCGTCTTTCCTGTATTCCACTCCTTAACCCAATCGAGAAGATTGGCATCCACACCCGCTGCACCAGTATCTCCCTTCTTGGCTTTGGACCATACGAAGGTAAGTTTGTAGGTAGTGCCAGATATAACAATAGGAATCTCCACCTTGCCGTGGTCTGCAAGCGTGGTTGTATTAGCCGCAACAGCAAATGTTACGGTCTTATTGGTATTATTGACTGAAATGGATGAGAAACCCGTCGGCTTGGTGATTGTGCCTATGGTGAAGTTTGTGAAGGCACTATCACCGAGGGTTACTGAAATTGTAGATATAACAGATACTGCAGAGAGTATCTTTCCGCTCTGATCTGCGGGGAAAATATACTCTCCGAGAGATTGGGTTAACGTGTAACCATCCTTTTGTATTGTGATTGTTGCCTGACCTCGGGCAATCAGCGTTTGTGCCATATTTCCACTTTATGAAAGTATAGGGCAAAAAATCAGCGGCAGGTTATAAAAACCTACCGCCGACGCAAGAAAGATGTGTGTATGTTGTGTTATTTCGATACTTCGCACATAAGTACGCCCTTGCCCGTAACATCGGTCTTGGCGACTGTGATACTCTTACCCGTATAGGTTTTGACAACCGTTGTACCTGCCGAGTTCCAAAGCTTCCAAGTGTAGGTGTATGCTGTGCCATCGGCATCCAGCTCCTCGCCATTGCGGTAGAGAACAGCCTTTGCATCAACATCGTTACCGTTGTTCTTGATGGTGAAACCCTTCTGGCTTACCAAATCCACGGTGATAGGATCCGACATATCGGTAAACGAGATAATGTCGCATACAACCTTGTTGGCCGAGGCATTACCTGCCGATGTATCGGTATCCTTGATGGCACACTTGAAGGTCTCGAAGTTGAGCACCGCATCGTTAGTGATGGTGATCTCGTTGGTTGTCCATCCTGCTGTTACACCACGCTGATTAGTTGTTGTAAGGCACGCCCAACCTGCACCGAGCATTGCATTGTAATATGGGCACGTTACCGTTGCACCCGAAGATGCAGCAGCACTCAATCCAGATGTCAATGTAACGACCTTTGTCGAGGTATTGACAGAGGAGATAGTGTATTGAGCAGAGCCGATAGTAATCTTACCGCCAGCCTCCATATTAGCAATAGATGCCACAGTGATTGTCGTTGCACCCGAGTTCGCTGCAGCACTCAAAGTAGTGTTTGCAAATACAGCCGAGTCTTTGATACCCCAAGCATAGGTTACATTGTCGGTATCGATAGTTGCACCACGCCAGAGGTCGCAGTGTGCTTTGAGCGTTGCCACCTCATCGTTTTTGAAGACGATACCATCAGGAGCGTATGCCACAGCAGCAATCATAGCACCAGCGTTCAGGTGCTGAGTAAACTGAATCTCTGCACGGAAAGGAATCTCCAAGCCGTTTGCATCGATGTAAGTTGCCTCAAAGGTATAGCGTACCTGCGGTGCCGATACGGTCATATGGTTGGCTTTTATAGTAAGAGCATACTTTGCCGATGCTGCACCAATCGTGCAACTATCCTGGCCTGATGTGATTGCCGTACCGTTCTTATACCACTTTGCCGAGCCGCTCTTGACACCTGCCGTGAGCGATGCAGCGTTGCCCACCGATGTAATCTGGTCGGTAGAGCCCTTGCCACTCACAAAGAGCGAAGGCGTAAGAATGAGATACGGTGATGCCGCCCACGAGGGAGCATAGGCATTAGTATCCTTGTTATATACCTGTGTTAAGGGCTGCGATGAGCCGATGAATGCTTGCAGGGTTACTGCATCGTTCTGGTCAATGATGGTGACCTGTCCTCTTGCTACTTTGACTGCCATAGTTCGTTATTCTAATGTTGTTGATATCTCTACTTCACAATCGAAGACTGCCTTATACCACACATCCTCTTCGGTAATCTCCAACTCCTTGCCGTAATGGTTCGCCGAGTTCCAAATCTCATCAGAAGCGGCGTCCTTGCTTGTTCTTCGCCAAACGAAGTTGCCCTCTGGAATAAGAGCGGTAATCTCTTCTCCACCTCTGTAAACTCTCGCTACGAGTGTTGTTGAGACTATGCCGTTGCGGAATGTTGTACCATTCTTCGATTCTACATATACAGTATAGGATGGTTCGCCATCATAAAGTTTGAAGATGGTGTGAGTTGCAGTAAATTCTTCACCATTTAGCGTAGCAGTGTATCGTAAAGTAAGCACATCACGCCCCTCCCATCCGTGATAGTTGGCGGCCAACTCAAATAGCGAGGAGTTGTTATTTGCATCTCTCCAAGCACCATCTGCCGCAAGGTATTCCCATCTGCGTGATTCGGGCTCGAAGTTATACTCCGTAGCGATAATGGATATGCTTTGCGGCTCACACTCACCTGTAAGGGCATTGGCATAATGAAATGTTGTGCCGCCCGTAAGCGATACCGAGCGAGGCTTCAGTTGTTCCTGCGCCTCCTCATCCAGGTCTTCCCAGCGGATGGTTACATCACGCAGTTCAATAGTATCCTTCGACCACTTGAAACGCCCCGATGCAAAGTGTCCCGTGCCATCGTGATTGATAACAAAAGAGCCATCACGAGAAGATATAGAACCATCTTCATTAAACCTGAGCAGAGGATTTTGCATCGTGCCACCCACGCCACCTCGGTTAAACCATGCACCATACTCCTCCGTGTAGTTGAGTGTACCATCTGTTGCCTGATATGGGGTCGGCTGCTTGCCTGCTTCTAACTGCGGAGCGGTAACGATAAGTGACACCTCTGGCGATATGCCAAGGCTCATATTCGGAGCATCGGATTGGCCTATCGGGAATGATACCTTATGTCGTAGCCATCGCTCCGCTTGGTCAATTACAATATCTCCAATCAGGTGCTCATCTTGATAGAAACGCACAGAGCCAACCTCCTCAGCATAAATCCAGACAGAGAAGCAGTAGTAGTTGCCGACACGCTCATTCCTCCAATCTGCACTCTGGGCGTGAATGTAACTATCTGATGTAAGGCGTACACACTTACCAATACCGACTGGCGAAGATACCGCAATCTCGTTTGCCCCTGCAAAGCCACAAGATAGAGAGTCGAGCAATACATTCTTATGGATCTTACCCACATAGAATGTTGCACCGAAGCCATTCTCATCACCTGCGGTAAGTGTTCCTGCGATATTGACATTGCGTGTGGCATAGAGATTTTGGAAGTATGCTCCATAGCCCTCCAATACTCCAAATACAGGGTCTATAACGCCCGACACCTTACCTACACGCGCCTTTGTTGCATCTGTAAAGACTGCGACGGATGAGAGCCTGATGATATTCAGATCTGCTATCTCGCACCATTCCCCGGCATTGGTAAGGTCTATCGTCAGACTGCGACTATATTGCTTGGGATACTCAACCGTGAGCACCCATAGTTTGTACTCCCACTCTGTAGATAGCGAAATTGTGTCCTCGGCATCAATCTTTTCTCCATTGGTATAGCCAAAGGATATTGCTGCCTCTGCATTTTGTGATGCGCGAGCCTTAAACGATACCAACAACCTCTCCGGATGAGCAACAGACTCCTCCAAAGTCTGCTTTATACCGTAGGGGCTGCTGCCTGTGATGCGGACAACACGATTAGCCTCGCTATCCTCACTGCGGTACTCTGTGGTCGCTTCTCCATAGACGGCATACTTCGCTTTGTCGGGAATATCGATAGTGCCACCCGCCATTGTCGGAATGCATAGAGAGCGTTCTGTTGCCATACCGTCAATGATATCCATATAGGGAGCATCACTATCCGAGGCAGTGAGGTACATCGCTCCGCTACGGTCAGTGTTCGTAAGGCTTGTGATGCGAACAAAGTCGAGCAGCTCGCCACTCTTGGGCTCATCGCCATCGAGCAGAGCACCGATAAAGTATGGCGACTCCTTACCATCAATGGTATCTATACCCGTCTCCAAAACGACCATCAGCGAGTAGATGCTTTGGTTTCGCTCAGCATACTGACGACGCACAACATCTCCGACCTGCAGACCTTGCGTCTTCTGCGAGTCGGAGTCTATGCGAATCTTATATTTAGAGTAGTTATATACCGCCATTGTTATGCTATTTTCTCTACGCTGTCGCCCGAGCAACTGTCGCTAATCCAGAGCGAACCATTGGTTGCCGAGAGTTTCTTTACCTCAAACTCGTAGGCTCTAAACTTCTTGCGGGCCACAACCTCATCAAAGGTGGCTGTTACATTACCTGTGGTACGGTTTGTCTGTATCGCCCAGCCACTGCCGGCAAAGCCTGCCGAGAAGAACTCAGAGGAGAGTGTCCCGCCAAAGTAGCTTTTGCCATAGTGTTTGATGCCGTCGCTCACAGCCTGCAAGCGAAGAGCCTCTGTTAAGTATAGGACTCCATCGGTCAAACGGGTGAAAGAACCATCAATTCCGATATGCCCAATAGCCTCAATAGGAACATTAGCCGCCACATAGTCGGCGTCGGTGCTGACAATAAATGTTTCGCTGTATCTGTTCTGCGGAGCATATTTGCTGGTGGAAGCACGATGACTGAATGATGTCTTATGAGGAACGAAAGTTTGAACGCCATCTTTCTCGTAGACCACATCAGATGATAGTGAGATATGCTCTTTATCGCCTATGATAAGTATGCCATCCGCCGAGCCAAAGCGTAGGTTCTTATGGATGATGATTCCTTCATCATTGCTATCTATACGATATGATGACAGGAGGTCGGCTCCATAGTTATGCCTGACGGTGAGTGAACCAGGAAAGCAAGCCTTACCGTATGGCGAGAGCATCAGGCAATCGCCATCAATATCCGAGATGCCGGAGAATAGACGAATCTTGGGAGTATCATCGCTACCCAAGAGCAAATCCCCACCGATACTGCCTAAACGGATACTTTCACCCTCACGAGTGAGTACAGATTTACCTGCAATGCGAACACCGAAACCATCAAGGAACGAGAGGTAACCGCTGAGTGCCACATCTTCGCCCGATAACGATAGTAGCGTATTGCCCTTATCACCCAACTGAACCCCATACTTCGCTGACAATGCGCCACCAAGCGTTGTTGCTCCTTGAACGGTTAGATCTTTGTTAATTGTTCCGTTCTGCATTGTCCAATCAACGGTTGCAAGGTTGGCATTGCCCTTATGGTAGACATCCCTGCCGCCCACCTGCAACGATGTTGGAGAAATGAAGATTCCGCTCTCTTTATCGCCAATGGTCCATTCACCTATGGAGTGGACAGAGCCACTAAGGAGGTCGATATTCGATGCATCTATCGTTGCAGTGGCTTTATATGGGTCGTAGCGTAGTATATTCCTACCACCAAGATAGAGGGCATCACCTCCGAGTTTGAGGTTGCCCGTAATCTTAACGCCATATTCAACGGCAGTAACGACGCCCTCTGCATCGATGATATCCTCCGAATAGGTTTCAAGGATTCGGGTATTGGCTACACCCGCTTCAAAACCATAGTTGGCGCGGAAGATACCTATCATATCTCCGCCCGTCTTCTTGAGGTAGTCTATAAGCAGACCACCGCCTGACTCACCACCTTCGCCCGTAACAGCTCCGGCAATGGCAGAGGCAAATCCGTAGGCTGTATTCTTCAGGCGTACACTCGTCTCATCGCCCTCTTCAACGCCATAAGGATGTTCGGCATCCTTCTTCTGCTGGGCATTGAAGAAGTTGTGGTACAACTGCGAGTAGATCGAGTAACAAAGGCTCGACCTATCAAGTTGCTCTATATCGGGATGTAGTTGTACGCTCATTACTTTGTGTAGCTGGTTTTAGAGAGAAATCTCTGAATCTTCGATGAGAGTGAGATAAAGTTTGGGAAGTTTACGGGAGTCATCGTTCCCATCAGCGTTGGTGTCATAATCTTACTACACTCGGTCATAAAGTCGAGCATCAGCTGAGCAAGTTCATTACCCAAAACAAGAGGTTCTGTGGCGTTCTCATCACCAAGTGTCACCTTATTATCCGCCAATGCAATGGTGGTAGAATTGACCTTCTGAACTACTTTATCTGCCGTTTGTTTAACTTCTGATTTATCGACGGTTTGAGTAATAGTCTCCGCATCCATCACAACCGAAGCCTCCTTGTCTTTGTCGTTCTTAACAGAGGTGGTAACGGTAGTTGCTGTGTACTTTGTTGATGTCTCATTTCCTGTCGGTTCCAACTCATCATAGTCAGGTGAAGAGTCGCTATCGGGGTCCAACTCCTCGGTTTCGGTAACACCGATAGTTGTCTCCGTGTGAGCCGTAAGATTGATGATATTGACATGCGAGAAGTTTACGATGTAGGCATACTTTGTTGCTGCATCCATAAAGATGGTAACATCGGAAAAGAGTGTCGGCACAATCAGAAAACCGCCCTCATTATTCGTGGCAGCAGAGAGCAAGACACCCTTATGGATTATAGGCTCTGTGGAGGCAGTTTCATCGGGATATTCGCCCACATCGACAGTACCACCATACTCCTTAAATTCCGAGTCCGCTGGGTCGTCGTGTACCTTCGCCACATAGCCGTGAATCATACGGGCAGTACCCACGCCCGACATACCGCCTGGCGCCATATTGACACGATCCATACTGCGACCCAACGCAATCTTGCGAATCGCCTCACGAATGACTAACTGGTTTGACTTATCTGCAGACATAGTTTTATTAGAGAATAGGTTCTTTTTCTACTTCTTGATTTTATACGGTATAGAAAGTTGCTGTCGATATCCACCAACCCCAAAGTTTGTTGTTACCTCTTCGACAAGGTAGACTCCGTTCTTTGAGGGGTTACGGTGGTCGATGAGCTCAACTTGTACCGCAGGTGGAAGCCCGAAATCGCCAAAGATTGTGAGACTTCCGGTAATGCCGTTAAGGTTGTAGTTGCGGAAGTATTCCGTTGTCTCCTCGACAAGTTCATCTGAGGAGATGCCTATATGAGGGGACATGTACGGAACGACTGTATAGGTTGAGAGATCTACCTTGTTTTTGGTTTCTGCTCCCGAGGCCGTTGTATTGCCCGTAACCTTATGCGACTTCTTCGATATCTGAGTGGCATTTACCGTCTGATACTGCTTGCTGCCCGGTGTTGCAGGGTCGTATTCAGGATTCAGGCGAATTGTTACCTCAAAGAACTTCTCATCCGTTCCCATAGCCTTGCCTGTAACAGCCAAGAACTTCGGGTCGGTCTTCACGACTTTGAGCGATGACTGCGCCACATGCTCGTTGAAGTATATCTTGAATGGCCCTGTCGATTCATCTTCGGGGAACACGGGCTGTGCCTTGCTTGATGAGTACGGTCTGCCGACAGCAATCGAGGGCATAGCACTCTCGTTGTTTGCATCGTATTTCAGGAAGCAATAGACCTTGTATTTCGACCACTCGGAGAGTATATCTGCCACGGTGAAGTTGTCCGTAACCTTGATTTTACCGATGTGTATATCAAACTTCTTAGTGTCGGAGTGAATCTTAAACCCCGTATCTTTGAGGATATTGTACTCACCCTCCAAGACATCATTCACGGTTGTTCCGCTGGCGGGAGTCTCAAAGTGCGGAGCCTTCTTGAGTTTGAGTTTGTATGCCATATTCTCGCACTCTATTTCAAGATTGCTCTCCGAGTTGTAGCCCGTAATGTAGCCATCAAACATATTCTTCAAGATACCATTGTAACCCAACTTTATATTCACACGCTGACCAACCTTGAAGGTAGTGGTATCAACAAGTCGCTGCGTTGTCTGCTTCTCGATGATAACACCATCCGCCATAATCTCGGTAGTAAATATCGAGGCATCCTTACCTTCAACGGTTACCGTACCGATGATTGTCGAGCGACATACAGAGCCCTTCGGAAGGGTTATCTTTGCCGTCCCGATAAGCTTCTTGTATGTCTCGTTTATCTCAATGCTCTGCACCTCGGTAATCTCTATGGCATCCTTAATCTCCATAGGATTTGAGGGGTTTGCATCGCCAATGGTAATCTTGCAACAAAGTACATGCATCATAACCACGCAAATTTTATCAGTGATGTAGGGTCGATAACCTCTGCACCGAACTTTACCCACTTAATCCACTTGTTCGTATGCTTGATAGCTTCATCAACCTTTTCGGCCTCTGCAATCTTGAGTTCTACAGCCTCCGAAGGCTCTACCGCTACGCAGTTTAGCGTATAGGGCTGTACATTTCTGCAATCTGTATGTGGAAATGAATAACCCTGAATAATCAGGCGTGAGATGTTAAACTGACGCAACACGGTATTATCGCAGTCGATGACACCTTTGTACTGCACTAACTTAATAAACTTGGATATCTCCGATGCAGGATAGACATCGGGATACTTCGATGTAATCTTTCCGTTGATGGTAATCTCCATATCGCCACCCGAGATAAATTCCTTGCGGGTGTAGTCACGACCCTGTACCTGAGTGAGCAGGATATTATTCTTGCTCGACACACTGACATGAGGACCAAGATCTACAAAGGTTACAATGCCATATTTGGTGTTTGGCTCAACCTTGCACTCCTTGTTATCGTAGTACTTTCCCTCCTTGGATATGGAGAGTTCGAGGTAGTCTTGCACCGTTCTACCAACGATAGTATCGGTGTAGTTCTTCTTCTGGGCTACCGCCTGCTGCTCACTGATAAGCTTGTAGTATTGTCCGGTCTTATTGGCAAGGCTCGACTGCGACTGCGTTTCGAGGTACTTATCTCTGACACGCTGCTCCCAGTATTGCAGGTAACGAGGATATGAACGCAACAGTCCATATGCCGTCTGTGATACAATCTGTATGGCGGCACGCTTCAGTAGGTCGTGATGTTTGGAAAAGTAATGTACCTGACCTTCCGAGAGCTCCGCCAGTCCCATGCCGATAGCCTGGCGGGTGGCATTGCTGATATATCCCATCCAGTTACCACCGCCAAGAATACCTCCACTGAGAAGTGTTGATGCTGCTATTTGTAGTAGTCGTGCCATACTGTTTATGCATTCCACGAGGCATCAAAGTCGTGAACCACATCTATGAGTGCCTGCGCTAATTGTTGTTTTAAGTTTTGTACCTCCTCGGTCTGTCCCTCCTTGCTCTTCATAAGGTCAATGGTAGAGACGCTGAGAAGGCTCTCAATATTTACTATTACTTGTTTTGGAGCGGCAGAGGATAGCCTGCCTGTTCCTGAGTAGTTACCACCAGCACCTCCATCATCCGGGCCCTCGTCATATAGATGCTGGTTGGTGATAGGATTGCTATCAAATGGTCGCATATCGTTAGACTCAGGCTCGTTGCTGTACATATCCGGAGTGAAGCCTGCTACTCGCAAGATATTCTCTGCAGCCTCTGCCGAGCCTCCGAAGGTCTGACGAAGTGCAGCGAAGAACTTTACAAGAGAGGTGTGAGCCAACTTACGATTGGCAAGATTCTCAACACGCTCCTCGTCCGTAGCATTCTTACCCAATACCTTCTGCACCCAACGACCATTCTCATCCATTGAGAAGCCCCAGGCGGCGAGCTGGTCGAAGTCGTAACCTCCGCTACGCATCAACTCCTGCGCTTTGGCGGCACTCGAGATAGCATTACGGTAAGTTGTGGCTGCTCGCACAATCTCAGGAACGGTATTCTCGTTCATGTACTTGGCGTAGTCGTAGGTCTGTGCAGCTACAGCCTCATTTTTCTCGCCTATATTAGGAATATATACCGCCTTGCCATTGACCATACTGAATAGTGAACGGTCAAGGTCTGCATCCGAATAGCCGAATCGTTGCTGTATGGTGCGGATAAAGGCATCCATCTCCAACACTGTTCCCAACTGACCGAACTCCGCGTAGGCTGCATCAATCTTTGATTGGCTGTCTCGCTTGGCAAGGGTGATAAGAGCATTACGAATATCATCCTGACGAGCATCATCAGTTGAGTAAGCGGGGCTCGTATAAAAACCCGTTCTTGCAGCCTTAGACATTGCTGCTCCCTCAGCCAATGTTGCAGTCCACCAATTGCCAGTGAATGCACCTATCTTCTGTCCCGAAGCCTCCTCTATAGACTTACCGGATACAACCTCTTCAACGGCTCGCTTGGTCTTGATTGCCATATTGTAGGTCTCGCTAAGCGAAGAGTGAAGAGCCTCGATAGATGGATAGCGGTACTTCTTGTTAGCCTCTATCTCCTCCAAGACTGCATCCTTAGCCTCCTTAACCTTCCAAGTCTTGTAGGCAAGCCAGCCCATAGCTCCAACAACTGCAGCAATACCCGCTGTGGCGGCTACTGCTCCTGTTCCAATAGCACTAAGAGAAGCCGCTGCACCCGTAATACCATTACCCGTAGCAACCTGAGTAGCAAAAAGCGATTGCAGAGCGCTCTTTGTTCCCCATACGCCACCGCCTGCCATCAGTGCCTTGGTCATAGCACCACGACCAGCAACACCAGCCGCCTGCATCTGGGTAACGATGGCTCGCTTCTGCGTGAAGGATAGTTTACCACCTCGGCCAAGACCGAGAATACCGGTAATAGCATCTGCTCCCGCCATAGCTGCCGACTGCTTGCCAATAAAGCCAAGAGCAACACCAACATTGGTCAGTGCACCTGCAACCTTAAAGAGTTTCGTTGCAACAAAACCAGTAAAGACAAGCGGTTCTATCCAATGGAAGTTACGGGCCACCCACGCGCCGATATTGCCGATAACGGTCATAATATCCAGCAGAGCATTACCAATAGAGACAAGTCCTTTGGTAAAGTCTGGCGACTTGAACTTATCGAGGAATGAGCGTAGAACCTGACGGATGGTTGGTTCCAGCACCTCATACGCCTGCATAAAACTCTCGGTAAGCTGTGATGTTACCTGTGCCCAGAGTCCTTTGGTCGTGTTTTGCTTGACAAGTGCCAACTCTGCCGAGATACCCTGTGAGCCTCGGTTATGGGCGGTAAGGTTACGCAACTGGTCGTAGTTGTTCACCAACATCATCGCCGCATTACCACCAATCTTACCGAAGATGGCCTGCATATCGGCCATTGACGCTCCCTTCTTATTCAGATCCTCGAAGATGTCAGCCAACGGTCGTAGCTTCTCGACCATCACACCCTCGATATTACGCATCTCGGTAAACTTCACGCCCAAGCGGTCAAGCACCCTCTGCGACTCCTTTGTAGGCTTGGCAAAGCGTGTTGCCATAGCACGGAGCGAGGTGCCGGCAAGCGTTCCTTTCAGACCCATGTTACCGAGCAAACCAATGGCGGCGGTACTCTCCGTAAAGTCCACGCCCGCAGTACGCAGATAACCGGCTGCCATCTTATAGGATTCAGCAACCTCTACGATATTGACATTCGAACGAGAGATGGTCGAGGCGATAATATCCGCCACGCTATCCATACTATTGTTGTTGATATCGTAGCCCGCCATAATGTTGGTGGCAAGGTCGGCGATATAGCTGACATCGTTATCACCGATAAGGGCAAGGTTGGTAATAGGTCGGATAGACTTGTTGATAGTATCGATATTCATACCCGCCATAGAGAGGTACTTTACGGCACCTGCAATCTCCACAGCGGTAAACTTCGTATCAATACCAATCTTTCGCACATGGCGAGCCATATTGTCAAAGCGAGTCTCGAAGGTACTCAAGTCAGTGTCTGCCACACGCAAGATAGAGTGTGCCGACTGCATAATGTTTGAGTACTCGATAGCCTTTGTCAGCTCATTACGCACCAAACTATAACCCATATAGGCATTGAGCATCGATGCGAACGGAAGGTTGCGCAACGATGGTGCCTGGGAGTATTGAATACGGTTGATAGCCGCACGACGCTTACTGCGGTAGAGAGTACCTGCAGCGGTATTTTGTCGTTGCATGGCACGCACCGACTGCATTGCATTTCGCTGCTGTTGCTGGCGTGCTGCCTTATCGGCTCTACGGCGTTCTTGTTCTGCTTGTCTGCGCTGACGCTCCGCCTCACGCTGTGCTCGGCGACGCTCCTGCTCACGGGCTCGTGCCTCTGCCTGACGCTGTCTTTGTGCTGCTGTGCTCTCTGCCACCTGTGCCTTACGGCGTTGCTCGGCATTGAACTTCTCATCGTCATGTGCCATGCGCTGGCGGTGCAACTGCTGAGAGGTGTAGAGCCTCTGCATAAGTCTCTGCTGCTCCTTCTCGGGCATAGCAAAGGCTGTCGGAGTATAAGGTACAGGAGCCTGCATACCCGGAGAGTATGCAAATGGCATCACGGCAGAGGCTCCCGATGTAGCAGCACCAGCCACACCTGCGGGTAGTCCGCCAGAGATATTCAGCGTGATAGTCGAAGAACTCTTTATTCGATTAAGAATTGAGAGTATGCTACGCAATCTCTGTTCAGCGACATCGGTCTTAATGGTCAACTCTCGGCCACGCTCCATATGTGAGAGTGCCGAGTTAATCTTGCCCATAGCCTTGGTGATACGCTTCTGGGCATCGGCCATCGTGGTTACCGAAGATGATGCACTGCGCTCAATCTCCGCCTTACGAGCCTCGGCAGCCTTCTTCTCATAGAGGCTCTTGGCATTAGCCTTGATTCTCTTGGTGTCGAGGGCCGGTGCTGCGATGGTGAGGTTTATACCTTTGGCCAGAGTAGAAATCTCGGTGAGCAGTGTCTTGACGCGCTCCAACTTTGCCTCGCTGTTCTTGGTGTCGATGGTGAGGCGGTAATCAAAACTACGTTTCTTGCCATTCTTGGTGCGGAACACACGGTCAATCTCATCCATCATATGCTTGATGTTGGTAACCGCAGGGGTCAACGATGCCTTTGCCTGCACAAGTTTGCCGACGGCCTCACCGAAGGCCATCACCTGCTTCGTACCTTGTGAGGCATCGACATTGATGGAGTAATTGACTTGATAATTCTGTTCCTGTGCCATCCGAGACGGGTTTTATCTTATAATAAGAGTAGTGGTTTTGGGGCGTGAGAGATTAAAAATAACCGCCGTAAGTCTTACGGCTTACAGCGGTTTGTCAGGGAGTCTTTTCGGGTAGTGAGACCGGTATCGGCATACGACTGATGAGCATCTGTTCGTGCAGCCACAGAGCATCCTCGGAGAGAATAGCAAAATCCTCATCGGAGATAGTCTCAAGGTCTACTCCGGGGAAGTAGTGGCGCACATAGATCACTCGCTGGCGAATGCGCTGCTCATCGGTAATGCGCCACCGGTCTATAAGTTTACCAGCGTACTCTGACGAGTAGTGATAAGCTCCGAGAGCTGACCCATAAGACCGAAGAGGAACATCGAGTCGTTATCCACGAGTTCACGGTCGCCATCGATGAAGCAATCCTTGGCAAGCGTGCGCATTGCCATAACCTCATCCTTCTTCGAGGCAGCCATAAACTTCGAGAACTGCGGGAAGGTTGGCTCCGACATATAGGCCACATAGACCTCCTTCTCGTCACCCGCCTCGCCAAAGACCACCATAGGGTAAATCTTGCGCAGTTTCTTCTCCTCCTTAATCTTCTGAGCCTTCTCCTTAATCTCAGACTCCTGTTTCATTGTGAGCATTTTCTCTTCCATAAAGAAATCGTATTATGTGAATTATACTATGTAAGTTGTATCCACTTAAAGTGTAGCGGCTAGCTGGGAGTAAAGGTTTACAACTTGATAAATTTTCCTTCGATTCCGCAATTTTTTAGTATTTCCGTGTTTGCGGCATCAAACGATATCAGACACGATGGCGCACCTGCTGTGCCGCCTTGCTCTCCCGATGCGTGGTAGAAACTCAGTCTCCCTTTGATAAAGAGTATCGAGTCTGCATTGGGAAATATCAAGTCGTGAAACAACCTTGTGTCTGTTCGGGCAAAGGTCAGCGCAATGGCGTTCTTATGCTCTGCACATCGTTTGATGAACTGCGTGATGAGTGCAGTATCATAAGGTGGATTGCAGAACACACGCCCAAACCACGGTTGTTTCAAACCATCGTCCTCGATTGTATAATGGTGCTCGGCAGTGTCCCACGGACGGTTTATGGGAGCACAAGGGTCTAAATCAAATGGCCCCAACCGCCTCAAGATATGTGGCGGTGTGAGCCATTCATTTTTACCTGTTGAGGACTTGCCTTCAAAGGTTACATCCATACAACCTAAATTGTATCACCTGAGCCAATCTGGATGTCGAACGGATTGAGGTCAAACTCGTGGGTGATGTTCGTGTCATCCTGCTGCGACTCCAAGCAGTCCTCGGTGAAGATACAACCCTTGAGAGTTACGGTAGTCGTTGTCCAGTCATCCGATGCCATAGGGTTGGCAAACGAGACGATAAGGTCGAACTCACCAATCTCCAACAACGATCCATAGACCGAACGCAAGAGCTGCTGCGTAGCGTAGTCCATAGTGATGGATGCTGAGTATGTGATGTTTCCGAAGCCTCGGGAGACAGGCTTACCGCCCATTCCGTAGTTGGACTCCACCTTGCGTTTCTTCGACCACTTGATGGCAGATACGCCTTCGAGTGTCGTAGAACCCTCGTCGATGCCAAGTGCGGTAGACGAGAGTGTGATCATAGACCACGAATATGCTACATTATTGATTACTGCCATATCTGTTAACTGTTAGCGGTTAGTGACAATCCCTCCTCGACATAGATCTTGACGGCCACGCCGACAGGGACAATTACATAGGAAATCTTGAGCGTGTCGTTCACCAGCACATTCTGATTCGGGTCGATGGTTACAGCGAAGCCGGAAATCTCCTGTGCAGCCTGCATCTTCGCCAGAATATCGCTGATGAGCGTCTTGAATGCTGTAATCTTCGATGGAGCAAGGAAGCCTGTAGAGGGATTCACCAACAGAGGCGAGTTCACATACGGCAGCAATGCTGCACGCACGGCACGACGGCTCTTGTTGATAGTACGGTTACGGGCAATCGTGCGGTAATCACCGATAGAGCAGGTCTGATCCTTCGAGATGTAGATACCATTCTCACGACCGGCATACTTAATCGGGAAGATGTAACCCTTATCATCGAGTTCATCAAGCAATGAAGGCGATAACGACTCGTAGCGATTAAGGCTGAGGAAGTTCTCTTCTGCCTCATCAAGGTTGATATCGCCGAAGCCCAACTCGATCTCCTGGAAGTCATCGGTAAAGAGATTGAACTGCTTTACCCACGCAATAGACTCGTGTACATTTGCCTTTGCAATAGCACCCATAACAGCACCAAGGAAGCCCACAGGCGTATGGTTCGGGTTAACCATCTGCATTGTCGAAATCTTCTCGTGGCGAGACTGTCCGAAGATGCAACTGATACGGCTTGACTCACAGATACACGAAGGAATCTTGTTCAAGTCAATCTGACGACCATCAGTGGTGTCAGCACCCGTATTAGAAGGGTTAGCAGAGAGGATCAACGACAAAGGCTGGTTCTGCTCTGCAAGACCTACAGCCACATCGTTGAGACCCTTGACAAGGTTAAGGCTGTACTTGTCTGCACCGCCATTTGCCTTCCACAAAGGCTGCTCCGTCCAGATACCAATCTGATTGATGAGGCCACCTGCGGCACGCTGCATAATCTCCAAAGCATCCCAGTTAGCCGAACAGTCGGCAAACATCACATAGAGTTTGCCTGCGCTATTCACGCTACCAGCCATACGGAAGAACTCACGAATGTGGTAGGCAGGAATACCATACATAAAGTTTACATTTGCCTCCTCGTCATCTGTCGCTTCCACACGCTCAATGATACCGAAGTCGTTTACAGCAGACTTGAACGAGGTGATATAGCAGACATCGCCCAGTTTGAGCTTTGTCTCATTTGTCTTACCATAGCCCTCGGTAAAGAGCGTAGGCTGCATAGAGACATCAAACAGCAGACCCGTAATCTTCTCGGTGGAAGAACCGCTGTCATACGGAATGTTGCCGTCTACATCTTTAATGAATACATTACCAAGTGCCATAGGTTATCTCTTTTTTAGTTCGTCAAAATAGGGATTCTTGTAGAGTACCGCCTTGCCACGAATGGCCGCAGGCGTGTTAGGAGTATATGTTCCACCGTGAGTATCGATGTAGAGCGACTCATAGGCAGGGAACTTTTTCAGGATTGCGAGAATGTGAGGGTCTGTCTCTCTCTTCTCCTCATTGGTTGGTTGTTTATTCTCTTTTTGGGGAGTCTCCTCAGCGGGAGTTTCAGCAGCCACAGTCTGCACCTCTTCGGTGGTCTGTGTTACCTGCTCATCCGTTTTAGGAGTCTCCTCTGTGTTAGTTTTCTTAGCCATACTCTTTGAAAAATTTGGGGAGCGGGGCCATACCTCGCTCCCCGGGTGAGACATAAAAATCAGATGAAAGGTGTGTTATGCTGTTTTGGTGTAAGCCGTGTGTACGACAATCTCGGCAGGACGAACGATGTTCACATCCATCTTCATTCGCATCTGGAAGAAGAAGAGCTCCGAGTTAGCCTGCAAGCGGTCTACCTTCAATACCTCGGTGTCGTTTGCGTAGTCTACGCCCATCCAGAGGTTCGACTCCATACCTGTCGAGAACTCGCCGAGCACGATGGTGTGGTCAGGAATACCCACGATAGGCACGATCTTCTTACCCTTGAAGCGGTAGCGGTTCACCTCGGTATTCTCCGAGTACTTAACCTGCTTGTCAGAGATGTACTGGTCGTATGCATCCCACGCATCCCAGCCGATGACGAAGACCAAAGACTTCTTCTTACGAATCTGCTTAGGACACTTCTTCCACATAGCGTAGAGAGCAGCCTCGACAGCAGCACCATCGGTGAGCTCAGTGTTACCCGATACGATACACTGACCACCGGCGATGGTAGCAGCATCCGTAGCGTTCACATTGTCGATGATACGCTTCATCACGCCATCGAAATACTTCTCCTTGTTCGCACCAATCTTGATGCAACCCGCAGGAGCAGTGATGCCGGCAGCAGCCTCGCCACCCTTAGCGGCAGTCCAGATTGCGTTGCCGATGTACTCGTTCTTCTTGTCCATTAACAGACGGAGCATTGTTGCCTGAATCTTAGGATCAAGCTCGCGGAAGACGAGGTTGCCCTCGGGCTGTGCGAACTTCCAATACTTCTCGTAGTCGCGTGGATTGAACTCCAGATAGACCATAAAGTCCGAAGGCTCCAAGTGACGCTCGGTGAACTGGTATTCGTTCTCTCCGTTTTCGCCCTTAGCACCGTGAGTGGAGGTAGGTGTAGGTACATTATCCTGAATAATGTCGCCCAACTTGATGGCAGGCAGCGTGTATTTGTGCTGGATGCCACTCTTGATGTGGATAAGACCCTCGCGGAAGGTGTCGTTACCCTGTGCGGTATAGGTCAAGAGGTCCTCCAAGACCTCGCCATTATAACCGTTCTGCAAAAAGTTTACTGTATCAGCCATTTGTTTCGATTGAGTTTACTTGTTATTGTTGAATCTCAGCCGACTGGCGGATACTGCTTTCCGCGCGAGACACTCTCTGTCTCCGGCAAATCAATTAATGATTGGTGTTGTTTACTTCAGCTTCCCGAACTTGAAGTCTGCGCCGACAACCTCGTTAACCTTCTCGGCCATCATCTCCTCTGCGGTCTTGGCAGCGGTGGCGGCAGCCTGAACATTCTCGGGGTCCTTGGCAATCTCTTCGGAGATCTTCTCGCGTGCAGGGATAGATGCGAGCGTGCTCTCTGCAAGCGAGAGGTTCGCCTCGGCCATCTTGACCCACTCGGCCTTAGCCTCACGGTCAATCTTGCCTGCGTTGATTGCATCCTCGACAAGCGTCTCGATGCGGGCTGCCATCTCCTCCTTCTCCTTCTTTTCGTAGGTCGAGAGTTTCGATGTTGCCTCCGAGAGCTCCTTCTGCAAGTTCTGAATCGTTGCCTCCTTACCTGCAATGATGGTCTGGGCATCGCTGAGCGACTTTTCAGACTCCTTGTACTTGGACTCAATGGTCGCCAACTCCGAGATGCGGGCCATTACATCCTTAACATCACTGTCCTTCATACCGAGTGAGGCTGCTATCGCCCCGAACTCGAATCCTTGTGTTTTGTTTTCGTTAGCCATATCATTTACTGTTTGCTTAAGAGTAGGAATGTTGTTTTCAAAAAGTTTATTCTCGGCACTAACTCGGCTCATCAACTCCTGAATTGCCGTGGTATCGGTCATCGAGGCAACCTCACTATGTACCTTTTCGCAAAGTTGCTTCGAGGTATGGATAATGTTCTCTGCTGGGATAATACCAGCCTTCACAGCCGCCTGGGCATCGAAGTATGTTCCATCTCTACCTGCCTCGCCATCCATAATTGCTCGTACATGCTCGGCTTTAAGCCCGAAGCGTTTGCGGTAGATGGTCTCAATCTGCTTGGTGAATGCCTTGACCATCGCCTTGGTATCTACATCCATATCCTCATCCGAAGGCATCATTGGGTTATGAATCATCAGGATTGCATAGTCACGCATAAGTGAGCGTTTGCCTGCTGCCCAGATAATCGAAGCCATAGATGCAGCTACACCCTCGATGACGCACTCGGTATCGACCTTTGAGTTGGCAATAGTCGAATAGGTAGACATACCGTAGAGCACGCTGCCACCTTCAGAATTAATAAGTACGCGTATGCACGAGGGGCGAATAACATTCTCCAAAAAGTCAAACTCATCATTGAAACGCGATGTATTCTCCTCGGTAACACTACCGAAGAATCGAATCGTAGCGGGAGCATCTGCCTTAACCTCGCCGACTACATATTGAAGTGTATTGATATCCATTGGACTCTCTTTTGGATAAGAGTAGTAGTGTTAAAATAAAAAGGTTTATTCTTCGTCAGGAATTTTATCCTCAACCTCAACAGACGGCTCAAAGCCCGTTGACTCATCGTAAGTTGGTGAGCTATGCTTACCGTGGTTATCGGTATCGTGCTGCGGAGCATCGCTATGCTGCGTAAATGGCGGCATAACAAGATAGCGTTTTACCCAGTCGCGATACTTCCAAGCTGAGTACTCACGGAACCATACTTCGTAATCTATCCAGTATGCCTGAAGCATATTGGTGGTAAGAGGCATATCGAAGTAAGTGAGGTTGCATCGCTCGTTTAGTGCCGGTTCTCGGTTCTTGGCATCTTGTATTGCCACATTGAGTCGCTGAAAGACAATGAAGGGGTCACACTCTCGCTCCGAATCCGAGTTGTTGAGTGTGTTGAGAATAAAACGCACTCGCATTGTTGCCCGTCCCTCACCTATACGCTGCTGTGCCACGAGGTAACGCACATTGACAAAGTGTATGAAGACCGCAGGGAAGGCAATCTCATACTCCAAGTTCTCGCTACGTATAAGACGAGTGAACTGGCCGTTGTCGATAGCAATGGTCTTGAAGAGAGGTGGTGATGCCGAGTTATCGGGATCTTCACGCACAGTGAGAATGGCACGACGCACAGCATCGTACATATTCACAAAAGGGTTTTCGGATACCTTCTCGGGAACACTCTCTACAGGAGGTGTCGGCTCCTCTGTCTGCGGTTTGTTATGCTTATCTTTTATCATTTCGGAAATCCTTCAAAAATCATATCTACAAGGCTGTTGATGTGGTCTTCAATGTTGGGCGAGAAGCCTATAAACTGACGATGCACAGGGCGGCGTGATGAGTATTGGTTCACGGTGTATAATCCGAACTTCGGGTCGGTGTTATGCACCGCAGCGTAGTTCTTATACTTGCCTCGCTTCTTACCTCGCTTGCCTCGGATGTAGGAACTCACCTCCGTAGTCCAGATGTCGTAGTGAGTGGTACGGCGGAAACCTCCCTTGCCGTGCAGTTTACCAAACTCCAATGAGCGACCACGCTCTCCCTTGATACCTCTTGACAGCGTGCCGGTGTCAATCATCGTGGGGTGAGTAAACTTCTTTCCCCACTTTGATGTGCGGCCTGGCCATTTACTACCATTGAAACCGCCTCTCTAAAAAGAGGACTGAAACTGCTGCTTAGCATATTCGCCCGCCGCCGTTACAAAGTCCTGGGCATTGTAGAAGAGTTTGCTACCTAACATTCGGTAGTTACCGTTTCGCCACTGTACACAGAACTGGTCAATCGTTATCTTGCTCATAGAACTTAGATTTTAGGCGTTTGACAATCTTCTGTACAAACTCAGGTAGTGGCACATCAAAGTAGCGATGTGCATCGGTGAAGATTCTGCCACCTGTTGCAAGGCTCTCGCGGAAAACAGGATCAACCATCGAGCGACACTTGTCAATACTCAAAGATGCTCGTACCGCCGCAAAGCCATTGGCAATAAGATAGCACCTGCATCCCCATTCGATGGGCGGTATCAACTCTGCCGGGAACTCCGACTTGCGGTAAGATACTCCTTCGAGGGACAGGTGCCACGGGCGCACGCGCTCGTCCCCCTGCGTCATATATGTAATAACAGACTCGGCATTTACAGCCATCCACCACGCAGCCATCTTTGCTGCAAAGAGAACTTGCTCATTCTCTGCCTCAGCATAGGTAAGGTTATATTGCTCACAGATTGTTTCGTAGTCGAGCAAACACTCCTCATCAACCTCTTCGGGCAGTTCGCTTATCATCGTTACCTCTTCGGCAGCTGCAAAGTCTATGAGGTTATCTATGGCAGCCACGAGTATTTCGTGTTGCTGTCGTTCACGCTCTGTTGTAAAGTTGTTGTGATTACGCAGTACGCTCAATGCCTCATCAAAGTCCAACGCCAAGCCTCTCAATGCTCGGTCAATCAGGAATGAGCATCGATGAGTTATGATATCCTCGATGATATCCTCTCGCTCGGCACTGTTCTCCCAGTGATGGATAAGCCTACGAAAAGCATCTCGGATAACCTCATACTCCCGTTGCGCTTCACTCTCTTGCCCTTTTGCCTCAACATTAGGGAGCGGAAGTTGGGCTACGATTTCGCTCCCAGAAGAAAATTTGCCACCTGCGTGCCTCGTTGCCTACCGTAGCGGCGGTAATACTCTTCATCGGACATAACCCCTCGGTCATTGTGGCTCACACCGGGCGTAACACCTCCCGTGCCTCCAATGCCAGACATCACATTGAGCTGCTTACCCACATTGATACCGAACTCCTTCTCAATCTCATCGGCAGAAACTTCGTACTTATCCGTAATGAGAGAGTAGAGTTTGATACGGTCCTCGTTGTTCATGTCGATGCGGTTAGAGTATTTGAACTCCAAACCCGCCGGGATATAACCCATAGCCACAAGACGAGGTATAATCTCCTCGTTCATTATGTTCTCAATGTATCGACGATAGACCTCGATACGCTCACGGAAGATATCCTGATGTGCCTTCGTTGAACCCACATAGGACTGCATACCACCTGCCATTGACTCTGAACCCAGCACAAGGTTTGCAACCTCGCTGTTTACAAACTCGATAAGACCCGTGTAGATCTTCTCCGAGTTCGACATCGTGAAGGTCTTGATATCGACCTCATCCTCGATTCCCGTTACCACGACTTTGTTCTGGGCAGCATTAGCAATCTCATTTGCCAATCGCTTTCGGTCTGCATTGCTCTCCGATACGGTCTTGCCGTGAATGATGGGTTGACCGTAAGTGTGAGAGAAGTTTACATAGTTGGCCACAGTAAACTTCTTGGCAAGGATAAGTGGCGTAGTGGCTGAGAATAGTCCAAGGTCGCCTGACGATATAAGCACATAGTTGCGCTGGTAGGCAGGATTACGCAAATCCCAATGTGGTTCCCAGATGCCTTGACGCCTGAGTACTGCCTTCTGGTCAGGGAGTACGTTACGACGCTCGATGCTGTTTACCTCTGCAAGTTTCCCGGTCTTTGGGTCGATGGTAGGCATAATCTCCAGCAAGGTGTAGCCATATAGTTTCGACTCCACAATGCCCTTGATGATTTTATCGAACTGTGAGCCCTGAATCTTCTGGGTGTTCTGCACATCCTTGATGTACTTTCCCTTCTCATTGATACGAGCAAGCATATACCTATCACCGAGAATCTGGCTCTCCAAAGTCTCGATTACGGAGCGTATATGAGCGTCCTGCTGGAGGCAAGCATCGTAGAGGTCGATGAGTTTGGAGCGGTCATCGAGAATGTAGCCCGATTCTATATCTCCACGAACCGAACGATAACGATTGTTTCGCTCGATTTCTCGCACATATTCCTGTATGGTTTTCTTCGATGTTCGGAAGATGCTAGATAGCAATTCTCCGTTAAAAGTGCTGTCCGAAGTTGTCATTTTCACTCTTTTTTGAAAGAGTAGAGAAAATTTTTTGAGAAAGTTTTAGGTGTTAAATTGTGAATACCGATTTTAACTATATCGGCCTAATTTACAACCAACCACAAAGATTTATTGTGAATAAGGAAAACTCTCGCAACATCTTGATAATCAACGAAAAAGAAGGTTTTTAATGAATGGAAAATGCCTGATTATTATTAACTTTACACCCGCAATTGCAAAAAAATACACGATTAGGCAACAAATTTTAATATCAAATGAAGAGATAAAATGAAGATTGAAAAGGTTCCTTGTAGAATAATTCGTTACAGGGAATTCCCCGAACTTCTCTTCGGAGAATCACCGAATAACGGCCCCACATATTTCGATGCTACACACTTTATCCGTAGTCGTGGAGACGAGCGGCGTCACAGTGTACAAGAGTTTCGGATAGCATTCCATCATTGGATTACGGCTCTGTCAAATACATACAGCATCGATAAGGAGGATCTTGTTATTCGTGATGAGACTTCGGGACATATATTAATTGATGAAAGCCTGGCCCTTCTGTTTGTCGTCTATGTTGAACCTGACTTTGCTGCGTTCCTTTTGGAGCGTATGTCAGAATTGCTTATAGACGGGTTCTCGGTTTCAGATTCTTGGCTAATTATGGCTGCCGGAAGTAGATTTACTATTGAGGAATTAACAAAAAGTGTAAAATCCTATGAGACGTAGCAAGTTTAGACGACCTAAGGTTGTGCTGATCTTCAATGGTGCACAAAACCTGATTGCCGTCACACGCTCGCTAAATAGTGCTGCTGAACTGACCAAAGGAAATTTGCAGTCCATATATGCCTGTTGTACTGGCAAGCACAAAACCAGTGGAGGACTCTATTTCAGACAACTTCACGATACGGTGGAGATTGAGATTGCCGACCTGGGGACATTGCTGCTTGCAGACTATGACGAGTTGTGCGGTGAAGAAAGGGTTTACTACACCGTGCGGGAGATGGCAAAAAAGCGAGTACGCAAAGAGATTAAAGAAAAGAAAGAGAAAAACAAAAAGAAGTAGTTATGAGAGAAAACAGAACAGTCCCGTTCAGAGACACAAGCATTAAGGTGTCCAGGAACTATTATGGCCACCAGTATATCTGTATGGCCGATGTGTGCGAAATCATCAAGCAACGCGAACTATTGAAGGAAGGGGCAATCCTCAATCTCTGTCCTTCTGCAATGAAGATGACCTTCCGCCGTAATGGAAGAGAGTACTGGGCTATCCGTCCAAGCGATATGCACACCATTATTCAGATAGTCCGTAGGGAGAGTATTTTACCCCGAGACTTAATCGACGAGCTGGAAGATTTCGGAAATAAGGTATTCGAGATCGAAGCAAGCGAGACGCAAGCCCAGCACCACGTGGATACCACCGTCAAGTTCAACGATGAGATGCCAGTGACATTTAGGCGTATCGGAGACAAGTTGATGGTTAATGCCACACAAATAACCCAGCCGTATGGACATTTCCCAAGCGACTGGTTGCGTGTTGCAGCTACGGATAATCTCCGCCGCAGACTGGCGCAGAACAACATTACCGACAGATACGAGTTTCAGATATTGACATCGCGTGGTCGAGGCATTGGTGCAACTTGGATTGAAGCACCATTGCTTACCGCCTTGGCTCGCTGGGTAGATCCTGACCCCGATTCCGCCTTGGTGAAGTGGTGTGATGAGCAGCTAATCATCTTCGAGGATAAGTATCAAAAGCGTCTTCAAAAAAGGAAGCAACCTAAGACGATCAATATCCCTTGCCTTAGTAAGCCGATGCCCGAAGATATAAACACGGCAAACAAGATGATTGATGAGTTGAGAGGTATCATTCGAGAGTATGCTCCCAAGGCAGCATTCTACGATGACTTTATCGAGAATCGAGATTGGTTTAAAAGTACACATATTGCTGAGGAACTCAATATATCCTCTCGTCATATGCACAAGTTCCTGATGGAGGAAGGTATATGCAAGTACCAGAAGAAACAATGGGTGGTACTGCCGGCATACCGTTCGTGGCAGTGCGATGTGCCATACACATGGGAGAACGCACAAGGCAAGATGTTTACCTTTGGCAGTGTAAAGCGTTGGACGCACATCGGTCGAGAGTCTATCATTGAGTTGTGGAACAAGAAACACCCTGAATTTGCTTAATGGAGACATCATTGCAGCGCATAATGCGCAAGACCGGTCGCAGACCTATTGAGTGCAAATGCCAGAAGTGCAAGCAACAGTGTAAGACACCTTGCTTGGGGACTCCAGAAGATATACTCCGTCTTATCAAAGCCGGGTATAAAGATAGGCTGGCTCCAACACATTGGTGTGTGGGTATGGCTCTCGGAAAGATAGATTATCCCGTGCTGATGATACAGGCAAAGCAGGAAGATAACGGCTATTGTACCTTCTTCAATGATGGGCTATGCGAGCTTCACGACTTGGGACTTAAGCCAACCGAGGGGCGATTGTCGCATCACTCAATAACCAAGGAGAACTTCAAGTTCGGGAAGTCGCTATCCTGGAATGTGGCCAAGGAGTGGATGGATGAGCGAAACGAGTCATTCATTAAAGAGATTACTGAACTGATGCTATCCTAAGTAATCGAAGTCTGAACCGCGAATAGTTAGTATTAACCCGTTGATTCCTCAAAAATCGCGGTTCGGATTCGATTAATTTATCCTATTTGTAAACCTTTGATATTAGTTGCCCCCTATACTTTAAGTGACATATACATTCATTAACTAAAAAACGAAGTAGTATGCAACTTAAATCCAAAATGACTTTTGATGAGATGGCTCGTCACTTAGTCGCAACAACAGGAAAGATCGCTAATCGTGTATCGGTAGGTAAGCACGCAAAGGCGTTAGGTTACAAGGTTTACAAGCCTATGATTAATGGTAAAATTATTCACTTCTACCTCAAAGAGGAGAAGCAAGATTTACAAACAGAGAATTAAAATGAAAGAGCAAAGTAAATTTGTATTCTACCGCTTTTACAAAGGGCTGATGATGGCATTTGACTTGCCAGAGTCAGCCTTTATGGTCTATATGGCAGACCTAAATAAAATTAGGGAGCTTGGTTATAATACGCTTCGTCCTATGAGCGCTCACTTAGGATGTCTAGGTATTGGCAGACGCTCATTTGAACGCTGTATTAAGAAAACAACCTCAATGGGTTTGCTGAAGCGAGTTGCTGTTGATGGTAAGTATGATTACTTTTGGGATATGGTAGCATACGACCGACTTATACAGATTGTATCAACAACAACAAGATACACTGTGCTTCGAGAATTCTGTAATAAGGCTTTTGAAAAAGACAAGAGAACAGTAATGTCTATTACTTACGATGAGATTCAGGAACTAGCGTCTCAAAAGTGGTAACAGCAAATATAACGTATTGTACAGAGGAGCTGAAAGGCTCCTTTTTTTGCTTTTAGCAAAAATTGATGTTCACTCGAACAGAACATTTATGCTTATTCGTACAAATCGCTTGTACACGGTATTGTTCAAATGTACAATTAGTATAATAATATAGTGATAATACTAGCATAAATACGATACCTATTCTTTTCTACGGAGAAAAGAATCAAAAGAAAAAGACATTTGCCATCCGACTGCGTCGGCTGCAAATTTTTTTATATTTTAAATTTTGATTTCTGGTGGGGAAAAGGGCTAAACGGAACATAAGGAAACACCTATTCCCTCAGTTATATCAAAATCAAAAATACATCATTATATAACCCTTCATCACACACGACATCGCTTCGCCCACGCTGCCCCTCGCGCCTGACCGCATTACACTGCGTTCATCACATCTGCATCGCTCGCATGCGGACATATTATTTATATCAGTTGCTTGACAAAATGCACAAATAATCAATCTTCATATCCGCCTGTTTTAGTATTCAAATCAGCATCCCAGGGACCTCTTTTAGACTAAAATATATAAAGGATTACAAAGTGAACAAAAAAATCAAAGAGTGAAAAGTCTATATACATTAGTTTAGATTAGTCTGCTGGTAATCAGAATTATATAACAAATTCCACTATTCACAATCATATACTTGAACACCCCAGAAAATAGCATCCTAATTATTTGTTCACTTTCTCAAAAATGGGACTTGGAAAAATGGCCCGAGGACAGATACCGAATCCGCACCGGGGTGTACACCCTCCCAATTCTTTTTATAATTTTTACACCGTTGAATATCAATGTTTTAGAATGTTTACTTTGTCCAAAAGTGAACAAAAAAGCCTATCAAAGTAACAAATTGAAACAAAAATTTATTTTTTCGTTGATTTTCACCTATATATAAAAGAATTGACTTTGTAACTACTTGATAATCAGTGTGAAATACTTTGTTTCAGTTGTTTATATATGTTGAAACGGGCAAAAATTGATTTTTGCAAAAAAGAAAAATTTTTCAACTTTTTACAAATAATTGATTTTCAAAGGTTTAAGACAAGCCCTCGCGCGTGGGCGTTCCATACTCAAGCAAAAATTAAAATCGCTATCCATCACAAAAATTTTTTTTGCAAAAGTTTTGGAGTTTGGAAAATCGGTGTTACTATAGTGCTGTACTCAAACGCCAACAACAACGGCAAAGAGTAAACGAAAAAATAAATGAAAAAATAACAATTAAAATCTTGATTTAAGAAACAGACAAACCAAACCGCCTTGAGCGAGAAAACAAAAGCCTCTTTTGTGGGAAACCTATTTTCGTGGCTTGGACAAACGAAAATCGCCTGTTCGCTTTGGAGCGATTGAATAGGGTGTTAAATAACCACACCGAGCAGGACTACAGACCAATGTAGCAAGTTGGAGCGGTCTATTTGTGCAAATAGTCCGTACACGCAAAGCACGCAAATTTGGGAGTGCGAGAGCCGTGTAGAAAAGAGAGGTAACAAAATAATGCCATAATTGCGCCCTTGTGCGCTCGGAGATAAAAGTTACTATGCAGGAAAAACACCCTGCACGGAGCCTGAGAAAAGGGTATTGCCAATGTTATGCCCATAATCACCAACCGCCAACCGCTCGAATGTGTGCTGCCGTATTGCAAAAGATACGGGGTGTGCCAAAGAAACACTCTGCCGAAATTGGAGTAAGCAGAGATTGTGCGATGACACGCAGAGCAGACCGGTGCTGATGCACTTATGCCACCACTATGCTCTGATGGATAGCCAATTATAGGGTACACTTATAGGTGCGACAAAGTTACGAAAAATGTGCCGTGCAGGGTGAAATGCACGGCATATTTTTGGGTGCGTGGCGTATGGTTGCCACACTTTGCACTATAGCGTGTAAGGTTCTCGGTTCGACTCCGGGAGTGCCCGCAATGCGTAATTTTGCGCAGAGTTTGTAAAATTCAAATCATTATGGCAACTTCAAAATTGAACAAAGAGCAGTATGCAAACCTCAGTGCGTTTGCAGGTGTAATGTTGGTTTACAACTCAACCAACAAGGACGGAGAATTGGTGCAGACAGCACAACATTTCTGGGGCAAGGACTTCGAGCCTGCAGATAACTCGGACAATGAGATTTTCCGTGTAGTTAAAAACCTCGTAGCCACTATTTGGCACACGGTTGCAGAGGAGAAAAAGTTGCGTGAGGATGCTGACGGTATCCGCTCGAAATTCCGTGCCACCACTCCTGCAGAAATCATCATCTGCGACAATCGTAACAATCGCATCAAAAAGTACGACCTCACGGATAGTGTGTGGGCTCGCATTGGACTTGTGCCAACCAAGAAAGACCTTGAGAAGTCGAGCAGAGATTTTGCCAAGACTATCCACGCAGCAGCCAAGGCAATCCGTGATGCAATGAACTTTGCCCCTAACCTTGCAAAGGTTGAGGCAGAGCCTGCAGAAGCCCCTGCCAAGCGTGGTCGTAAACCTGCCACCAAGCCCGCTGAAGAGGTTGTAGTCGTAGACCTTGAAAATGCGGCTTAATCCGTGGAGTAACTATCCGACAATCTGCCTGAAATAGGTCTGCAATAGTTAGAATTTCGTAATTGCGTGAAGAGCGTGTTATCGTCTGTATGCCGATAATGCGCTCTTTTTGTTTCGGGCATAAGGTATCGTAACCGTGAGTAGCGAGAAGAACTTTGCCGGCGGTATGCCTGCAGTAGAGCGACAGCATACCATTGACGATGTGAAGACGGCATTGGAAGCATCTGCCACCGCCATACACGAAGCAATCCATATTGCCCGTGAGGTGTGGGAAAGTGATGATGATGCCATCTGTTTCGACATCGATGACTTGGTGCAGATAGAGTCTGCATTGCAAGAGATCTGCAACCTCGTAGCAGGCATTGACTGCGATGACGAGGAGTGAACACTGCCGAGAGTGCGCATATAGCGAGGAGAACTATGCCCGAACTGTATGCGCACCCTTTTTTAGACACTAATACACACTATGCCGAGATTGCAACTCGGAGTGTCTGCAAGTAACAAAATCGAAGCAAATGATAGAAGTATTCAACGCAAAACGCACCCGCAGTTTCGGGTGCTATGCAAGTTTCAGGAGTGCCGAAGATACGCTTAACCGCCTTGCCCGTGAGAACATTCTGGGCGATGTTCCCAGCGTATCAATCTCGGCTTACCGCAACAATGTGTTGCAGAGAGAGTATCAAGCCGTCTTTGTCGGAGGTAAGTGGCGTATGCCCAAGGAGCGTAAAAAGCGAGCAATCGTAGTGCCACTCCCTGCCAAGAAACGACGCAGGAGAAAACTCTGCAAGGAGTATCTGACTGCCGAACTGATGTTTCGTGAGGCGTTCCCTGACCACCTAAACAAGACCTATCCACTTTCTGCCGATACCCTCAAACTATGTAGTCGCAGATGCAAGGTCTATGCGTAAAAAATCAACCAATGTAAAACCGCTATGGGGCTATTGGCTCTATACTTTAACAAAACAGTGAACTATGCCTAATTGGTGCTTTACCTCCTATGTCGTAACGGGAGAAGAGAAAGAAGTGTGCGACCTCTATGAGAAGATGCTATCCCTCGAAGAGCGTGAGGAGTCGCTTGTCGAAAATGGCTTCGGCAAGAGTTGGCTCGGTAATCTTGTAACCCTCTTAGGTGGCGATTGGAACACAATCTACTGCCGAGGAGCGTGGCTTGACCTACAAAAAGATGATGACAATGGAGCATTGCGCTTTGACACCGAAACTGCGTGGAATGACCCTGACGAGGTTGTTACCTTCTTGCAAGGGAAATATCCGAGCCTTGAGTTCTACTTCATTACCGAGGAGCCGGGAATGGGATATTATGCCACCAATGACACTGCCGGAGAATACTTTCCTCAGCGATACACCATCACTCCCTACGATTGTGGCGAGGAGTATCAGTACGAAGAGGGCGAAGAGCAGGAGTTCTTCAAGGAGATTGAAAACATCACGGGCTACAAGGTAACCAACTTTGAAGAGGTTGAGAAGGCTGTGTGCGACTACAACGAGAAGCACGAAGACGAGGAGATTTATGTAAAGATATTCAGAACTAAACCAAATAGAGATGAGCAACAAAATCAATGAAGTAACAGGTGTAATCATCAGTCGTGCCTTGCTTGACGAGTACGGCTATGACGGCGATATGCCCTCAGATGAGGAGATGCAGACCATTGCCGATGAACTGCTGGAGTATTGGGGCGAGAGCGATGGCTTTCGTGATGCCCTTCGTAGCACAATGTCAAACCTTTATGGCATAGAGGAGGATTAGCGTATGGCACTAACGACACATCAACGAGGCATAATACTGAGAGGTATCTGTGGCAGTGCCTCACTCAAAGACAAGCAACCTCAAATCAGTGATAGCAATACGATCATAACCTGTGCCCAGCGTCTTGAAATCTGGGATATATGCAGTATCAGTTGCGATGCCGAAGCCTTTGGACTCAAGGCGGAGTTCGGCTACGATGGAGCAACCCGCATCACATTCACCGAAAAAGAGTAATGCTATGGAGTACTACTATTTCGACTACCTCTACAAAGAGATTGGGCTTAAAGCCGAGGACATCGATGCCGTGCCTCAAATGGGCAGTGCCGATGATGTGTGCGATGAGATTGCAAGCAAGGATTACATCGTAGAGCAGTTTGCCGATGTGTCGTTCGAGAACCTCAGATATGCAGTCTGCTGTCTGTGCGACAGCCCAACTATTGAGAGCCGCCACGATGCACTGATGTATTTGGTGTGGATTGCAGCCCTCGACATCAAGGAACAAAGAGTATTAACATAAAAATCAGAGAAATGGAAACGATTACCTTAACCAAAGTTAATGCCCATCGTGTGCTCACGATTAGGCGTAAAGATGCCGCAGAGAGTGAGCCTGTGGCATTTCATTTTAGAGGCAAGAAGTATGGCTATTGCAGTTATGCTCACCTTATCGGAGATATTGCCGATGAGAAGATCCTCGCACCTGCTGCTTTTGCCGATTGGGAGGTTGTGGAGTTTGCCCACCCAGGATACCTTGAGGCATACTTCGAGCAGGCGTGTCGCTCATACAACCTCACATCATTCTCACCCGAAGAGCGTGGCGAGTCAGATATTGCCTCCTATGAGAAAGAGTTGCACGAAGACCTGTCTGCTATGCCCGAGGAGCAGCGTGAGCGATACAAGGAGAACTATATCCGCTACTTCGTGGCGATGATTTCTGCCAATGGTCGCTGTGCGAGTGCTATGATTACGGGACCTGCACGCTTCAATACCCAGCGCAACGACAAAGCCCTCAGCAGTTACGAGAAGAGTGTTACAGCATTCAGGGAGTGGCGCAAGCGTGCGTTAGATGCCATCAGCAAGGCTCAAGAGCGCAAGAAGACTCCCGAAGAGTTTGCCGAGGAGGCGTGGCTTGTCGTTAAAGCGGACATCGAGAGTACCGCCGAAACCATACGAGGCATTGACAATGGTACTTTGCCCTGTATGCGTTCACTCATCGTCGGCAACCTCTATGGGCGACTTGCCACACACTGCAATAAGGGTAATGTGGAGATTATTGACCGTGCCGTTGCACTCATCAAAGAACTCAACGCCACGATGAAGAAACCTATCGTCACCGCACGCCACGGCATCTTCAAACTTCCTGAATTGGTGCGTAAGGTGCGTGAAAAGTTGGAACAGCAGGCTAACCGTGAGAATAAGGAGATTGCTTTTGAGGGTGGAACTGTTGTCTATAACTACGATGAAGACCGTCTGCAAATCCTCTTCGATGCCATTCCTGATAGCGATATGCGTACCAAACTCAAGGGTAATGCTTTCAAGTGGTCACCTCGCAATCAGGCGTGGCAGCGACAACTCACCCAGAACGCTGTGAGTGCTGCCCGCAGAGTGCTCAACATAACATTGTAGGCTATGTTACTCGTTATCGACTCACGCTACTTCGATAGCGTCATCGTCACCTCTATGCGTGATGATGTGCATAGCGATTACGGTGGGGAAACTTTGGAGGAACTGCGTGATAGGTATGACAATCCATTCCTTATCATTGTAACTCCTGACCGCATAGCCTTGTTGCTTAAACGCTACGACAAGGCTCTGTGCCAGCCCTTCGAGGAGATTACGGAGGAGCGTTATTACGACCTCTTGGGCTGTGTACCTCCCAAGCGTCAGCGTCGCAACCGCTTCTTTGTGGGTGAGGCGTACTCGGGCACGATGTACGACCTATGCTTTCGTTTGGGCGACAGATACTTCAAGGCTCTGCGCGACATCCGCCTCAGTGATGAGGATATAGATGCCGAGATAAGCCGCTTTGCCAAGAAGTTGAAGCAACACCCGAAGATTATCAAGGGTGAGCCTTTCCGCAACCATAACGGGTGGCACAATAGGATTGTGATGCACACGCCATACTACTTTCAGTTGGGAAAGCGAAAACTCTTCCTTTGTAGCCTAACCTCGGATAGCGGTAATAAGTATGATGACAGACGCTACCGTCGAGAGATGGCAGAGCGTCTTCTCAATCTGCGTCGGAACCACTACGACTACTGCACCTTCCACTCACGCTATCCCGACATCTTTGAGTTCTTCAAGTGGCTGCGAGAAAACCACTACACCCTCGAAGTGCAGGGCTCGCTCTTCAGCATAGACCCTGAGAGAAATTATGTGGACTTTCACGGTAATGTGTGCGAGTATTCTGCCGCCTTTCACTACCGCATCTATTCCAGAGAGTTGTTCGAGAATATCATCAACCAGCTGCGGCGTGTAAAGCGACATACGGCGTGGCTGCCTAAACCTCGAAAGTGATGTACCAGATAGATAAACTACGCATCATCGAGAGTGATGCCGTACCCAAAGAGGGTGCAAAGATTGAGGCTCTGAGTACCTCGATAAAGATTACCCACACCTGCGGCTGTGTGCTTGTTGAGCACATTGCAGCAGGCAAACCTGATATGCGTCGTGAGGAGGACCCCGAAAAATATGACCGACTCCTTGCCGAGCGTAAGTACTTCATTGAACTGTGTAACGAACATAAAAACTGTAAATAATAATGGCTGAGATAATCAAAACAGACGGAACACGCACTGCCACAACACCTGCCAACGGAGAGTATTTCACTCTTGAGGAGATGCAGAGGGCAGTTGGCGGAATGGTCGAGATTGTAGAACTCGACGAGAAGCAATCTATGATCCTTAATGAGGAGGGCAAGTTGCTCGACCTGCCTTACAACGAGGAGGCTGACAAAATCTTCCACCAACATTTTACCACACTGGACTACATCGTGGGTGATGTACTTCTATGTGAAAACGACCTAATCAGATAGACTATGGATAGAGAAAAGATACAGCAAATCAAAGGTATGCTCACTGAGTTTGAGCAGTTCAAGGAGAGTAGCAACGAGATAACAATCGTGTCTAAAGACAACATACTCCGAGTTGATGGAGAAGTAATGGCGGCGATGATGAGTACCGCCATTATTGTTTTAGAAAATCAGCTGGATATTGCCAAGTTCGGTAAACCGTCTGACAATCTTGAAGATAGCCGAGAGTTCAAAGCAGCACGAGCATTAGAAGATGCAATTAATTCATTTTCCTTCAACCCTGACCGCTTTGCCGAGGCTATTCCTTATATGCATAGGACATTGCAGCAGAACTTCTTCCGATTGGTCAGGAGTTGTGTCTGCAAGATGGCAAATGCCGAGTCGTGGCGCATAGACCCACGCAACGAAGCATCACACAAGATGTGTAAAGCCATCGCAGAGCCTATGAGTGAATACTCATTACCATACATTTAATAATTATGGCAGACAAGATTTTAGAGATGTTCTTCGACCTCGACCGATGGACGAAGGCCATTGCGAAAGGTGTAGGCAAGGATATCCGCAAAGACCAGCTGATACACCTTGCCAGTGAGCATACCCGCCTTGCCATTGCGAGTGCAATGAAGCACGGTGAGTATGAGATTTCCCCGCCACACACGGCACAAATCCCCAAGGATAACGGCGAGTTCCGCACCGTCTATGTGAACGAGCCTATCGACCGCATCATCCTCAGTATCGCTAACGACCTGCTGTTTGACCTTATGCCCGAGATGGTGCACCCGGCGTGCAAATCCTATCAGACAGGCATCGGCTGTGGTAAAGTTGTGCAGGAGGTGAGCAGTCGTATTGCCAACAATTCAACAACTGACACTCTCGGCTGGAAGGCAGACCTCAGCAAGTACTTCGACAGCGTGCCTCTGATGTTTATTGATGAGGCTTTCGATAAGGTTGAGGCAAAGCACGGACACTCCGTAGTCATCGGTGTACTCCGCAAGTACTACCACAACGACCTCTACTTTGATGAGGATAACAAGTTGCAGCGTAAGTACCAATCCCTCAAACAGGGCTGTGCCGTGGCAAGCTGGCTTGCCGATGTGTTGCTCTATGACCTTGATGCGGAGCTTACCGCTTTGGGAGAGTTCTACACTCGCTATTCAGATGATATGCTCTACATCGGTGAAAAGTACGAGCAGGCAATGACCATCTTGGAGAGCCGCCTCGCCGAGAAGTCTATGCACCTCAATCCAAAGAAAGTTGAGTATCTAACCGCTGAGAGTTGGTTCAAATTCCTCGGCTATAGCATCAAACGAGCGAATATCTCTCTATCGCAGAGTCGTATCAAGACATTTCAACGAGAGATTGAGCGCCGCACAATCCGCAATCCTCGAACATCACTACACAAGGCTATCAACTCGGTTAATCGCTACCTCTACAAGGGTGATGGCGAGCATAGCTGGGCTACTCAGATATTGCCCGTGTGCAATGTTCGCAGCGACATCGACGAACTCAACAAGTTTGTTATGGACTGCCTGCGTGCCGTGAAGACGGGCAAGCGCAAGGTTGGCGGTTTAGGCTATGTAGCTACGAAGAGTGATGGCTGCATCGTGCGCGGTCGAGGTCGCAATGTCAAGACAAACCGTGAGAAGATGCACGGAGAGATTGATGGCTATATGACCATAGGTTGTATGCAGAAAGCACTGCTCACCAGCCGTGCGGTGTATAACACTCTGGTAGCATCACTATAACACAAGTCGAACACACGACAAGCGAATGAAGAGCAACAATTCAATAATACAGGTATACAGCCAGAAGTAAGATATATTCACCTGGTTATCCCCAGGTGAATCCATGTAACTTCTGGCACCACCTGTATTTATCAAGCAAGTAAAGTAATGTGTCGGTTGCCTGACATTCGCCACGCCGAAGCACATCGGTAAAGATTCAAGGAGCAGATATTTACATCCCGCGTGCTAACCCAGCTCCGCCGAGTCTTGAAGGAGGCAGATTGACCTCCTTCGAGACTCCTCCGAGCTGGCTACACGCTGGATAGATCGAAAGAATAAAGTTATGTGCCACTGCTATAAGAATCTGCCCGGCATAGGGAGCGTATCGAGGGAGAGGGTTCATTGTCCCGTCTTAAATAAGCCTCCGCTGCGGCGTCGTAATCCCGATTGTTATACGACGCCGCTGCTTAGGCTTCCCCAGACGGGAGACATCAACAACATAGAGATATATGCCACCTCTTCACCGTTACGCAACGCAACGCCTCGCACAAGGTTTATGGTCGAGGTCAGGAATTTACTGAGCAGCCCTCGCAGTCTGATGGAACCTTAGTCATCTCCTGCGATTACGATAGATGACTTAGGGTCCATCAGATTCAGTGCTGCTTACATCAGATTGATAAAGATATGTGCCGCCCTGACAAGACCATAAGGTAACGCAACCAAAACTGCACAAGGAGCCTCGTTTAACAATACAGTCTCTTACTTCGATCCTGACACCCGCAGATTGTCAGGTCTCAGGATCGAGAATCCACTGTATTTATCAGACCTATAAAGCGATGCGTCATAGGCTCAGAGTGCTAAACACGAAAACAAGTAAGCAAATGAATAACATCTACCACGAGTCCGTCCAAGCCGTCAAGGACGGAGCAAAATTCAGGGTTGACCTCGAAAGGAGAAACCTTACGATTGACGGCAAGAAGATTATCACTAATGGAGAGTACGAGGGCGAGCTGGGAATGTCGTTGGCAACGCTTGATGACTTCCTCTACACCGTGGAACGCCTCTACACCTTCTACAAACACTCCGTGCCCTCGGAGCGCAGCGAGAGCAAGTCCCGCCAATACTTTCGAGCATTGCCCGAGCGGGAACTCTCGGACGAGGATATGCTCTATGGCAAGCGTCGAGACCCCGCACAAATAGAACTTGAGCTCTACATCCTCTGCCAGGTGCTGCTCGGAATGGAGTGGAACGAAGAGCGTATGGGCAAATGGTTCTGGCAGAGCAAGGAGGACAAGGACCTCGTGATTCTCAAACAATGGATTCAACCGGGAAATAATCCCATTAACAACAAATAATTTATGAGCAAAAAGAATGAGACAAAAGTTCTCTGCCCCGAGTGTGGTGCAGAGTTGGTAATCGCAGACAAGACTATTACTACGGTTGCTACTGTGATTGGTAAGGATGCCGGTATCGGTGTTGTGTATGCTGAGGTCGTTGGCAAGGAGGTTAAGCCTGCCAAAAAACTGCCCAAGACAGCCAAGGAGCGCATCGAGGCGTTGCGTGATGCAGGTGTAGATGTGAGCCACCTCTTCGCTATGCAGGGTGCCAATGGTGGTGAGTGTGTAGCATCAAACAAGGACGGCAAGTTGGTTGTCCTCGATGACAACGACCCGCTCTTCGAGCTTATCATCAAGCAGGGCACGGTACCTAATCCTCGATTGTTCCGCCGTTGGGTTATGGCACAGATGTTCCATATGATGACCGCCCTCGACTACCGCACCAAGCAGCCTATGGGTGTTACCGCTATGATTCACCGTATGGGCTACGAGTATCAGTGGAAGATGCTCCTCGACGAGCTCTACGCACAGATGAAGATGGAGCACCGAGATCCTGAGAACTTCACAGACCGCAACCGCTGGTTCAATGCCGAGGTAGCCACTAAGATGGCAAGCGAGTATATCGGACTCCTCAAGAAGCGTATCGATATGATTAAGGTACGCAAGTGCAAGGGTGTCCCTTATAAGCGTATCGCCGGCAAGAACATCTTCGTATCTGACCTCTACAGTAAACTATACCGCCCGTTGGAGAGTGCTATGTACGCTATCCGTCGTGCCAAGGGTGCTGCAAAACTCTACGAGGCTGTGGCGGAGTTCAACTCTTTGCGCCTCAAGATGCACTGGCAGACCCCACAGTGTAGTGCGTGGATTGATGCCTACAAGGGTTCGGGAGCCTTCTTCACGATGCAGAACCTTATCCGCTTCCACGGCTGCGTGGCATATGATGATGCAGGTAAGCGTCTGGACAAATACCAGTCGTTGGCGTTCATCACCACCAAGGCTAAGATGTACCGCAACGGCGATGGCTGGCGACTGTTGGCTGTATTGAAGAAGATGCTCGAAGATAACGGCATCGACCTCAAGCGCAAGATGGCCGAGTGGCGTAAGAAGTAGCCCGGCACGATTGGCAAGCAGGTATTGATGGGCTGACATATTTAGCACGGCCTTGTTCAAGCGACCCGCGAACCGGTATATCAACCGGTTCGCGCGTTCATCACAAGGAGTTACATCTACTGATTAGAGTTATGCCCCCTGTCGGCAATCATACCACCAACTTTTGGCAACCTCGATATGAAGGGCCATCACATTTACTACCGTCCTGCAGATACGATGCCCTCCCAGCTTGATTAGCTGTTGGGCATCCTTCAGTAGGACGCCTACATCAAACAATTAGAGTAATGCCCCCGAATGGCATTCATATCTTTCAACAAAAAAACTACAACTATGAGCAAGAAACAACTACGACGCAGAGCATATTTGCTCTCAAAGGTCCGCGAGCAAGGTATCCGTTGCAAGACACACGCAAAGACCATCTTCTGTCCCTATGGCGAGGACCCTGTAAAGATGCCTTATGTAGGCAACCTCATCAGTGAGTTCCAGTTCTGTGTACAATTTGAGATGGTAGCATAATGGAGAGAGGAGCAATAGCAACGCTCAAAGTACCATACTTGGGCTATCGCCGCATAGAACTTATCGAGCCCTATGGTAATCAATGGCTCGTGAGGATCTGCGAGAGTGGCAAGGAGATTACCGTCTATGAAGACGAGTTTGAGTTAGACTAAAAAATCAGAATCATTATGGCAATAGGAATTATTCAGGCTATATGTGGCGGCTGTTCGTGCGATGAGCAGCAGGCACAAGAGTACCTCGATGATGAACTCAGGTATCTGCGTGAACTACGCGAGGTAAACGATATGCAGCGTAGCGACATAGAGTTGGCTTGCACGAACCTCGGCATCGAAGCCGACTATGAGGAGTATTTCATTCAGGCTTTGGCCGTATAGGAAGGAGGATATTATGCACCCAGCAGAAGAATATTTACGCAATACAGCAAACCCGCCATCACTCCATGTGCAGATTGGCTGTAAGCGTCGCAGGCTCTTTATCAACCGCGACCAGAATCAGATAGGCATCGTTGCCCCGAACAAGAGAAAATGTGGTTATCTCTTCACGGATTGGGATAGCATCGAAAAGGTGTTTTATCCATCAGACCACGCTCCCAAGAGTGCAGAAGAGGCTAATCGTCAGATGGTGCTGAAGTATCAGCGCCTGGCAAGCAAGGCGACATTCACAGGCCCCTATATCAAGAAGGCACTCAACCCGGACCCCACAAAGTCGCTATACGAGAACGGTCTGACCACAGGAACACGCATCGATGGTCAGGTTATATCGCTTAAAGCCGTGGAGAAATGGTGCGGAGAGCTCACTATGCAGCAGTTCCGTGAGGCTCTGCGTGTGGGTAAGAAGTTTTACTCTTTGCGCTTTGACTTCCGTGGCTATGATGGCTCACTATGGGTTGAGCCCTGCGAGATTGAGGGCGACACTTCGGGTAAGCGAGTACTTAACGCAGGCTTCAGTAAGGAGTATCGTGGCTGTGGCAACGGCTACTACTACCTACTTATCAACGATGAGAATTTCATCGGCTACGACATTGACTAACCAACAACAAAAGATATGAGCAGACAACTACACTTTGGAACAACCTACCAAGTACAATACGGCTACGGCGGTATGTTTGGTAGCGATGGGCAGGATGCCCTATACGATATCTTCTCGATGTTCGAGATTGAGAATAATGCCGAAGATATCTACACCGATGACTATGAGGTGGAGCGCGAGGAACTCAAGCGTCTTCGCCAGATACTCGTGGACAAGGACGAGAAGTATCGCGAGAATGAGGAGGAACTCACCAGATACCTTACCAAGATTGAGATGACACTCGACGAGTTCATCACAAAGGTACTTGACCGCCTCATCAACGAGAGCGACCAGCAGAATGAGTTTGTACTAATCTCGTGGTATTGATATGGAGGAGAGAGATTTGATTGTATGCGAGGAGTGCGGCTCGACAGAGATTCAGACACAGGCGTGGGTAGATGCCAATACCCACCAGTACATCGGCGAGACGGGCATTGACCGTGATGATAACTGGTGCAACGAGTGCGAAGCTCACAACTACTTCTGCACGAAGACAGAGTTTGTGGAGCGTATGGAGGCTTGGTGGGGAGATGCCGACTTCCCGACTATGGAGAGGGTTACGGGCTACCGTCAGGATGACTTCTCGCCCGAAGAGGGCTATCAGGATTTTGTTGATGCCTGCAACGAGTGGTGGAAGGCGAAATCCTACGATGAGAAGCGAGCAATCTTCAAGGAACATAACAGCGAGGAGTAGCCTATGGTATATCAACTACTCAAAGACATTGAGCAGCTGCTGGGTGGCAAGGAGACGCTCACAGCTGCCGAGCAGAGCATCTTGGAACGCTCCTCGAAGGTCATTACAACGATGCGTAATCCCGAGGATACCGAACTACTCAAGAAGGATGAGTTACTTATCCGCTACTGTCCAGCCACGAAACATCCTGTGCTTGTCTACTACGATGGTGACGGTATGTGCTCCTGCCTGCACAACGACACCGTAGAGGAGGATATGGAAGATGTGAAGCGCTGGCTTAAAGAGATGACACAAGAACAAACTAACAGTAATATGAACTACGACAAAGAAGAAGAGTTAATGGATGAGATACTCTCGTCCGAGGAGAACTGCGAGACATTTATGGAGGTCGTGATGTCGGAGATACAGTCCGATGAGGAGACCTACCGCCACAAGGCACACCAGCTTATTCAGGCATACCGTGAGGATAACTGCGGTGATATGCTGATGGCACTGTGCGGCTGGTCTATGCACACCTTACTTATCAAGTATCAAGAGAAAAAAGAGCAAAGCAATGAATAGAATTTTAGAAGCAGTGAGGGCGTACTTCAACGCCATTGAGAATCCTACGGAGCAGGAACGACATATCCAGATGCTCCTTGCCGAGGGATTCTTTCCTATAACATCCATCTGCCGTGATGACCTCAAAGCACGAGGCTTCGACGCCGACAAGGCAACAGATGAGCAGATGCAGGAACTTGCCCGCAAGATGGCGAACGACTACTGCGAGCAGCTATACTGGGATAGTATGGAGATTATCGCAGAGGCTATCGGCATACCCAAACGCAAAGTTGATTTCTGTCCCAAGTGCGAGTCGGAGTTGATTTACTTCGATGTAACGACGGGGCAAAACCGATGCTCCAACTGCGGTCAGGAGTGGGACAACAACATCTACGCATTGGTGGAGTTCCCCGATGACGGCACCTATTTCGAGCAGGAGGAGATTGGCTATCCTGTATTCGACAGAGAGGATAACGGCGCAAGGCTTGTGCCTGAGTATGAGTATATGCTTCAATTCGGGAGAACGCCTGACCGAGAGAAGTGCTATCGTGCTGTCGAGTGGCCTGCCTCGCAACAGTTTATCGGCAACGAGGAGTGCCTACTCATCAACGATGACGAGGGTCTTGAACTCTTTGGCTCCTCTGCATATTGGGTTCCTGTAAAACTACTAAACAAGGAGGTATGATAGCACTCATAGACCCATTCAAAGAGGAGATGCTCGGGCGAGGCTTCTCGGCGCATCATCTCGGCATTCACGTCAATATGCTCACGGGTGAGATGTCACTCATCAAGAGCGACGAGGCACGCAACCACGCTAAGGAGGTGCGTGACTACATCAAGGAGCGAGAGATTGACGACATAGCCACCTACGACCACGAATCGGTGATGGAACTTGCCAGCGACTTTATTGGCGACCATATCGTGCCCGAGGGTGTAGATGAGGAGTATGGAAACTCTGACGAGTATGTCGACCTGCTCGACTGGTGGTGCGAGATATTCTCCTACAACATAGCGGAGTTGGCGATGTGCCACTACTTCGAGACACACAAACATCTTGTAGACAGATAACCGAGCGGTGAGCAGCAATGCTTACCGCTTTTTTAATAACCTTTTAACACAAAATCATTATGGCAAATCAAATGGTGATGACTGCTCCTACGCAGTTCAATTTCTCGGTGAACAACATCGAAACTATGAGTCTCGACACACTGCGTCGCACTCACAAGGAAAACGACATCTACGGTCAGCCCGTCAAGGGTATCTACCACTACGAGGTTATCCAGCGTATGGCCGACCTCTGCGAGAAGCACAACCTGAACTACGAGGTCGAGGAGATCTTCGCAGCACAGAACAAAAACAAGAATCAGCCCGGTGTGGTGGTACTCCCGCAGGTGGAGCGAGAGTTTGGCGTGCAGGCTGTCGAGGCACATATCCTGCGCCGCATCTACACAACAATCCGCATCAACGACTGGGAGACAGACGAACTCACCACAACGCTTGTCGTGGCATTCCATCAGGATGGCATTCAGGCGGCCATCGGTCCCTGCGTCAAGATATGCCACAACCAATGCATCCTCTCCCCGGAGCGCAGCGTGGCAAACTATGGTCGTGATAAGGTAACGACAGAGGAGCTGTTTGACCGTGTGGATGAGTGGCTATCTAACTTCCACACTAATATGACCGAGGATCGTGAGCGTATCAAGCGACTCAAGTCAAAGGTTGTATCGCCTACGGAGTTGTACGCCTTCATTGGTCTTCTCACGGCTATCCGTGTATCACACGACAGCGCCGACAAGCGACTCTCCTCGCAGGTGGATACCTATCCGCTCAATCAGGGACAAATATCGGTATTTACCGAAGACCTACTCAAACTCAACCTCGAGAAGGGCAAGATAACCCTCTGGGACATCTATAATGTGGCAACTGAACTCTATAAGCCAGGGCGCACAGACATCCCTGCGATGATTCCGCAGAATGGAGCGCTGGCGGAGTTGCTACTTTCTCAAAACATAGCAACAGCATAATATGACACGCATCAAAGGACAACTTACGACAGCCGACTACCTTCCCATAGCCGAATTTTACAAACTCATAAACAATCTTGAAGCCGATGGCCAGTATATGTGGGAGGCGTACTGTTGGCTCTCGTTCTGCACCGCCTTCCGATGCTCGGATGTGCGTACACTGCGCTGGCGAGATGTGCTTAACCGCACAGAACTCGTCCGCATAGAGAAGAAGACAAAGAAGAGCCGTATGGTTAAGTTTAGTGACGATGTGCGACAGAAGACACAGCACCTGTACGAGCTGTCGGGTTGTCCTGATGTGGATAGTCTGATACTATATAACCCACGAACAGGTGAGCCCTACACGATAGTACATATCAACCGTCAGCTCAAGGTCTTCAAGGCAAAGTATCGAATGAAGATTCGAGCATTCTCAACTCATACCTTCCGCAAGACATTCGGCAGGTATGTTTACGAACTTATGAAACGCTCCCCGGAGGCTCTGGTGCTGCTGAACCAGATATTCAAGCACTCGACCATTGAGACTACGAGGCGTTATATCGGATTGGCACAGGAGGACATCGACAAGGTCTTTATGTCAATCCATATATAATTTCTGCCGGGCAGTCATCCTTCGGGGTGCTGCTCGGCTACTCTTTAACTACAAGACTTCAACATTATGAGCATACAGATTGGAAAACTACTCGCGAACGGCACTGTTCGACATATCAAAGTAACAAATGAGGAGCTCTCGGAACGATTCATCAGAGTCCTCAAACGATTTTATCCCAATGAGGAGCGTGTGGATGCACTCATCGCTCTGGGCGATATTCACCGCTTGGGTCCTTCGCCTTATGGTAGATGGATCGACTGCCGAGATGAGATACACTGCTTTGGGGCTATCCGTGATGGTCGCAGAGATAACACGCACCTGCCACGCACGGCAGATAGTGTGGAGGTGTTTCGCTCTTTTGCCGATGACTGCTTTCTCTTTGCCGAGGGTAAGTGGTACTACCTTGCTATGGAAGAGCAAATACCTTTAGAAGAATACGACTTCAAGCCCAACAAAAACACCATCTGCAACCTTACCATATTCCGCAATAGACAAGCATCCCTCTGCCCGGCGCCACGAATGAATAGTTGGCAGGAGATTGAGGAGTATGCTGAGCGAGGGGGCGAGATACTCTACATCTTCCGTGGTCGCAGACTGGTAAGAATAATTAAACCATCAACATTTAACGAGGAGAAGAAATATGTATAAGAGCATTAAAGTAGCATTGGAATATCTGCCCGAGGAGTTTGTAACACAAGAGATGGTCAACGAGGCAGTAAAGTGTAAGGATGTCGAGGTCTTATCATATATCCCTCAGCGATTCTTAAACACACAACTCATAGAACAAGTGATTGCCAACTGCGACAACTGTTGGCATAGCTTCAAACTAAAACATATCCCCGAGGAGTGTCGCACAGAGACCGTATGTGCCTACGCAGTAAAGAAGAGCTGGCGCAACATCTATGCTGTACCTACCCACATTATGACACGAGAGATGGCTCTTAAGGTGGTGCAGAATTGTGCTGGCGACCTCGATATCCTCTCGGCAATACCTGCCCATATCTGGGATAATGAGTTGGCGATAGAGGCTATGGTGTCGCTCATAGGAAATGTACATCGTATTGGAGACTACACCAATGCCATAATGCGTGTGGAGATAGTGCTCGGCTATCTACCTGCATCGCTCAAGACACAGGAACTGTTTACTGCTATGCTTCAGCGTGAGGCTCTCGATGTGCTCTGTGTGGACCGAGCAACACCCACTAAATTCAAGAACAAACTCTATTACCAGTATCTTGCTAAGCGAGACCTCTCGATGGTGCCTCACAAGTATATCTCATACGAGGTGCTCTATGCTGCAGTATTTTCGGAGCACAACAATAAGGTTCATAACGAATATGTATTGGGGCACTATCTGCACCTCCTTGATGACCGCCTTGCTGACCAGTTGGTACGCAGGCATGCTTATGTGTTTAAGACATTGCCCGATAAGTTCCGCACAGCGAAGAGACTTGTGCTGGCGTTAGACAGTAGCTCACGAGATAGCTACACTTTAATCAATACGGAGGATAGCAAAGATAGCAGACTGCTAACAGTAGAGGTTTGCAAGGCCTTTGTTCGTCGTGGTGGCTCGTGTCCTACATTCCCGCAGAAGGTATGGACTCGCAAGTTTGTGGAGTACTGCGAGGAGAACTGCAAGTCGTACCAATGGTTTGAGCAGATGCCGACAGAGTTCCAGACACCAAAGAATACACAAGCGGCTTTCGACTACAACAGCTACAACATTCGCTATTTCTTAAAGCGTTTCATCACTCCTGCAATGGCGAAGTCGGTGTACCGTGAGAACTACTACAATTGCTGGGTGCCGAAGCACTTTATCTCCGAGTTTGTCAAACAGACAGGCCTCTCGGAGAAGTTCTACGGCGGTGAGCGTTCGCTGCTCACCCTCAAAAACAACCACGAGGATTACACCTACTGCAAGATTGGAAATACCTATATTGGTTTCTACTACATGGATAAGTATAACCCAAATACTGCACGCCTGATTATTACCCGTGCGGAGTCGCGCTACTGCAAGCCCTCACGAGTCTTCGAGTGCAGTGTGAGCACCTTCCACCGTACTTGGCTCGAGAAGATTGTGGCGGAGAATGATCCTCTCTTCGAGAAGCCGAAGGTAGATAAGTCATTGCGTGCTGTGCAGGCATTAGGCTACTATGGTGTGGAGAAAATCAAGGACATCAAGCGTACAGAGATTTTCCGCAACACCTTCCTCGGCGAAACAATCGGCTATTGTGCCCGCCGCAGAGACCTTACATATCACAGCGACAACTGCGCGACACTCCTCGAAGGTATGCTCTACAAGATTAAGGGTATGGCTGTGCCGGATGACCTTGGCGAAGAGCCTGTATCCTACACGGCAGATGAGTTGCATAAGAAGTTCGGTTTCTGCTATGCCGGTATGACCGCCTTTGCTGAGGATTACAACCTCGATATGAGTCAGGCATATACCGTGCAGCAGATGCGTCAGATAGTCCGTGAGGTCGGACCAAAGCCTTCGCTTACAAACTACAAACGAGAACTCAAGAAGATAAAAGTGATATAATATGGAGACAAAGAAGATATATCTGCTATACCGTGGCGATGCTTGGCTCAGCACTGCATCGCTAACTCTCATCGCACCTTTCACAACCTTTGAGAAGGCAGTCGACTACCTCCACAAAAAGAGTCGCGAATATGGTATTGACCGAGATGCTGTGGCTCAATTTAAGAGTATCCGCCAGACACAAGGGCTCGAAGAGAACTTCTACTGCGAGGAGTTGGAGGTGGACCCCGAACCCGAAGTAGATGAGTTCTACGACCGCATCTTCAAGTATGGTCAGTCCCAACTCTCTCGTGGAGAGTTAGAGTCGCTACCGGTGCCGTTCTGCACAAAGAATGTTACTGACGAGCAGATGGAGGAGATTGTAATGGACACGGAGTTAGATACCCGTGATAGACTCCGCCTGAATGAGGGCGAGCCCATCGACTTTGAGAATGACCGCCACAGTGAGGTGTGGTGGGAGGAGATGGAGGCCGCCGTATGTAGACATAATGTCCCGTACTACGAGGACATAGACGAAGAATAATTGTTCATCACACGCCATAATGATGACCGACCGTCACGGTTTTACAAACGCCGTGGCGGTCATTTTTACTTTTTTTGAGGTGATTTCTTCACCCCAAGAGAGTTTTATACACCTACTCTTAAACAACAAACATAACAGCATATGACAAAGAAAATCAGTTGGCAGGAGGTAAACACCTTGCGAAAAGCATTGCAGGAGGAGATTGTATCGCTCCTCAAAGAGAGAAACATCACCGAACTTCAGTTGGAGTTTGACGAAGACTCACAGTCTCCAACCTATGTGGTAGACTACTGCCATCGTTACGATGCGTGGTACGAGAAACAAGTTACCGCCATAGGCATCTGCGAGGATGGCGATTGGTACCTGAAGGTCTATGACAACCAGGAAGACGAGCACTCGACAATCTATGCTAGCGAGACAACACTCGCAACAAACAACATTGATTGGTTGCTCGGTATCCGTGACAACATTTGTGAAATCCTAAAAATCGAATAGTATGCCAGCTTCAAAGACAATCTATCTTACCGTGCGCGTGGATATCTTCAACCCCAATGTGGAGGAGATAACCGATGACGAGGCGCAAGATGTGGTCAGCAACCTTGACTACGAGTTTCAGAACTACAAAGATTACGAAATGCAGACCGAGATCTGCGGTATCAACGACTAAAACAATATAACGATATGAGAAAATTTAAGAATGGGCAGCGAGTCTATTGGAATGACCCTGCCGGAGAGACATCGGGCGAATATACAGTCCTCGATGCACACGAAGAGAAGTACCAGAACTACACAGACGAGGATGTGGAGGATTACGATGACCGCATCATTCTCATTGGTGATGGCCATAGCGAGGCAGAGGTAAATGCGGAGGAACTTGACATACTTTGTCCGCTCTCTCCCGAAGATATCCACGAGGTGCAGATGATGCAGGAGGCTATGCAGGACCTGCGTCAGGATATGCTCAAGATGATGCGTGAGACCGTATCCAAATATGACGAGCAACGATTGGAGCACCCTGATGGGCACTCATACACATTCCACGACGAGGATGGAGATAAGTGCGAGGTCATAGCTCTTGAAATAATCGAGGGTGAACTGACCGCCCACTTGGAGTATGAGAATCTAGGTATAGAGAGAAATGTTCCTGTGAGCTCCCTTGATGTCTTAGAGCTCTACGATATTATGGTAGAAATGATAGATGAGTAGCAATGGAGAAGATGAGTGCCTTACAACAGAAGATCGAGAACTCGTTTGTCGAGTTCTGCGAGGAGCACGGCCACGAGCCACGCTACGCTAATTGTGAGATTGAGTGGCAAGATGACCACGACACCTGCGATGTTGTCTTCAAGCTATCGTGCGATGTGGACGAGAGCGAGGATGACAAGATATTCTACTACTGCAACTCCGTGCGAGACCTTCAAGCAATGACCGAGAAGGGCTCGGAAGACTTTGTGATAACCGATATTCACTCATTTGAAGACGCCCTGCTTTAACTATGCTACAACAACGACTTTATGACCTATCGGCAGAGTATGTCAATACGCTCAAAGCTCTGCCACACCGACCCGATGGTTGGTTGCCACACGTTGTCTATGTTGAGGAAGAGGGCGACTATCCCGTATTCACTCGCTACCGATTGACGGAACTGAGAAACGACGGCAGTTGCACGCTCATAAACGACGAGACGGGTGAGGTGTTTACCGATAGACACCTCACGGAGATTAACATCGAATGGCTCGACACGCTGCTCAGTTGGTACAACGACTGTTGCAACGAGCAAGGACTGAGCACCCAAAACGAGTAGCCTATGCCATACAAGAGTGAGAAGATATCCATCTGCGGTACAGAGTATGACCGCCGACAGAAACTGACACCTGAACAGCGTGCCGAGATTTACCATCGTTACCACACCGAAGATGTGAGCCAGCGACAGTTGGCACGAGAGTATGGTGTGAGCAGAAGACTGATAACATTCCTCATAGACCCCGACAAAATGGAGGCATCACGCCACCGACTCAAGCGTAGCAAGGCGAAGGGAATGTATAAGCCCGATAAGAAGAAATGGGCGGAGACTGTGCGAGAACACAGAAAGTACAAACACGAATTATTCAAACAAGGTAAAATTCAAATAGCAGTATGAAACCAAGAGAACAGGAGCGAGGACTCCAGAGAAAGTTAGTCGAGAGCATTGTGTTCGTCGCAACTAACCATCAGCCACAAGATTGGCTACCTATGAAAGTAACCGTCATCGAGTACCCCGAAGACGAGAATGGCGAGGAGCAGCAGCGCCTGGCCGAGTGTATGCTCAAGGAGATATTCGAGAGCGAGGAGTGCTGTATGCGTGAGATTGGCACAGCCACAGATGAACCATACGGCGTGAGCGAGATTATCAATAAGTCGCTTATCGAGGTGTGGGAGAAGTACACGCACATCTGCCATAAAGAGTGGCGCAGAAATGCCATTGACTACCTCAGAACCAACACCAAGGCTCCGGAGAGTATCATCGAGGCATTCGTAGATACCCAATGGAAGAAAGAGGAGTTGTTTGCCGACAACCTCACAGAGTTTAACAAGGCGTACAATTATAGATAGCGTAACAAGATATGAAGACAAAAGAAGAGTTGTATAGCGAGAACTTTGATGTTCTCAGTGTAAATGGCAAAGAGGTTTTGTTTACCTGTCTGCGCATCAGCAGAGAGATTATTCCAGAGGGACTTCACGCCTACGATATTCGTGAGTCGGATACCGGAGGTGAGTTCGCCACCATAGAGCCCCGTGTAATTGTAAACCACACAGGAACAATCCTCTCGAAGGAAGTAATCGAAATAGGAGCTGATGGTTTTGTGGAGATTGACGAGTACGGATTTGAGGACTCGATGACACTCCAGGAGTGGTTGGATAGTAACACTTAATTGATTGGATATGGATATTAAGAAACTGACACAAGATTACAAGGAGCGATTCTTTACCTACGCCGAACAGGTGGCAGAGAATCCTCCCAAGAAGGGGAAGAAAAAGGGAGAGTTGGAATCTCCCAACTTCCTCAAAGAGGTTATAAGACCTATACTTGATGCACTGGTGGATTTACTTCCAGAGTATGGGTTCGCAAAGACCACAGACAAGTACTCAATGTACGGCGAATACTACCGCATTAAGGCGGGAATCGTACTCATAGGAGGTTTCTCCATTGACGATGACTTTAAGTTGTTATACACGCCGCTATTTCACGGTAAACCTTGTGGCGAGAGCTGTGAGGTGGTTGATATTACACAGTTGGTCAATACTTTACGCCGAGAGTTTGAGCGGAGAGGTATCAAAACAAAGTAACTATGAAAGATTTCAAGCAGAAGGCTGACAATGCGGTATTCGTTGCATCAGCCATCGGACCTTGGGGAATCCTAATGGTCATAGTAGGTGTTGTGGGTTTAGTGAAGTGCTGCTTTACAAAACCTCCCGATTTAACAGAGGATAGCATCAATAAGAGTGGCAACATCGTGGAGAATGTTATGGTACTGGACAGCACAAATAATGGTTTCAGGGTGGTGTACGCCACAGTAGAGGCTGTTACCAATGAGAAATATGAAGAGATACGGGGACGACCGCATATCCGAACGAGATTCGATAGGTTGAAGATTGAAGCACCGAAGCACTTTGGAGGCAGTCTGCTCAATACGGATATATGTGACTTCGCTCTCTATGCCTACCGATTCCCGATAGACAATGATCTGCGTATTCATAATATATTTGTCGCAGGTAAGGAGAAGATGAACTTCTATGTTCAGCCCAACCCGAATCTTCCAAATTGTGCTACTTGGATGAATTTTGGAACAGAACAAGGCAACCAATACCTAAATTTTCACGATATAAATGTCTATGTACCAAACGGCGGAAAAATTTATCGCTATTGGAAGTGTCGGCACTTGTTGCAAGTCTCTGATAATGACGAGCGTTTTAGCCATTTCACGGAAGATGAACGACTATTCTGATGGCACATTTTCTCTATTCACAATACACTGTAACACGCTGAAAATTAACGATTAAAACACTTGGTGGACAAGCAAAATAAATGTATATTTGTACTCCATTTAGCGTGATCGAGTAACCAAGTTTGTAAATTGATTGAAATAGATTGAATATGGTAGACAAGTAAAATGACATCGGAGAAGTCGCAGATTAAGTTTGCGAAATCGGAAAGAACGGGAGAGCTGATAGGCTTTGTTTCCCGTCACTCAAAAACTCGTCAATTGAAAGGAGTCACGGAAGACTCAAGATATGGCAAGCAGATTTGTGTCCTGGCAGAGGATCTGAAAGGTACAATCGAGCCAAATGTTCTCTATTCGGTTGAATTGAAGCCTATGCACAAGGCTAAGGGATATGTGGTAGTTGCCGCCACTCCCGTACAGTTTCCTGCGACAGTAGAGACCATAATCGTTCCCAAAACGCTGTACAAGGTTACAGTGTCATTCGGCAACAAGACCATCTATCTCGACCCGAAGGACGGCAAAAGTGCAATGAGCCGAACACTCGATGGAGTGCTCCCTGTCCTCAAAGAACGCAAGGACATCGAGAACCACGAGGAGGTGATAGCCGACTTCATCAAGCAGGCTCAGGAGTTGATACGCCGATTCGAGCAGGACGGATATATCTACACCGGCAAGCGTTACATAGGAGGTGGTCACAAATGATGCGCCCAACAGTAGGAATAGCCACTGACGGCGCACATTCCACGAAGGAGAGGTTGACACGCTACAGAGCGGTTGACCTCTCTTCTGGATTGGAACTCTTCAACCATTCGATAGGCAACAAAACGAATAATATCGGAGAGTTTCTCGCCATCATAGAGGCCGTCAAATATATCCTCAGACACCCCGAAGCACCTCGTATTATCTACTCAGATAGCATTACAGCAATCACTTGGTATCGTAATAAGCAAACTGCGTCATCCCGACGCTGTGAGCAGCTGCAATTAGCCGAAATATTCCTCAAAGTTATGGCGGCTAAAATAGACGATATTCAGGTACTCCATTGGGATAATCGTGAGTGGGGAGAGACACCTGCGGACTTCGGAAATAAGTAATCTCTAAATATATAAATAGGTATGGCAAAGTTGAAGACGCATTCTACACGAGTTGTAGAGATTCGTGAACAAGACTATCTATTGTTGTTGGAGAACTCGATTAAAATGGAGGCGCTCAAAATCGCCGGGATTGAGAAGATGGCAATCTATAAAGCAATGGAACATATATTGAATAACCAACATATTGATATCCTCATAAAACCGATCTCCACTAAATATAAATAATATATAGGTGACTCCTATACACCTTCAATTAGATACAAATAAACTAAACTAATTAGAACCAATAATATACAAAAGTGGCGTATGTAGTGAACCTTGTAGTTCTCTCATACGCCACCTTAGTTTATTCACAATGCATCTTCGAAAGATGCTTGATTTCAGCGCTTTACTTTCAAAAGTTTTATTTACCTTTGCATTCGTAGTTTTTGGGCTTGATTACGACCTCCATGTAGTCTTCTATGTAGGATTTCGCAATTTTCGTAAAAACTAACACTGAAAATCAATCAGTTAAAAATTAAAAGACCTATCCCTTTCGGAACCGCCTTTTTGTTTCATAAGTTTCATAAAAATATGAATTCTATTTTGTAATTTGATATAATAAAGATATATTTGTTATGCCTTATAAATATCTAAAAGAAAAATAAATGAACCTGCGCGATAACAGTATTGATCTCGTCTCTTTCAATAAACTATTTACGGAGTATCATGAACGCTTTGTCCGTTTCGCTTATACTTATGTGGATAACTATATGGAGGCTGAGGATATTGTGATGGAAGCCATGACTTATTACTGGGAAAACAGGACCCGTTTGTTTGGAGTGAATCCTCCTGCTTATATTTTTACTACAATTAAAAATAAGTGCCTGAATTATCTTCGCGACCGTCAGTATTATCAGACTGTATCAGAGCAATTACAAGAGCATGCAGCATGGAAGCTTGCGATACAGATATCTACTCTGGAAGCATGCAACCCGGAGGAACTTTTTTCTAAAGAAATGAAGCAGTTGGTGGAGCATGCGTTAAGTAAATTGCCGGAAAAAACAAGAAGAGTCTTTATTATGCGGCGCTTTGAAGAAAAGAGTTATCGTGAGATTGCTTCAGAGATGAATATGTCCGTCAAGGGAGTTGAATACCATATGAATAAGGCGACAGAATCTTTAAAAAAAACATTGAAAGACTTCCTGCCTCTTTTGATTTATCTTATCTATCATTAA